GCCGAAAGGGCCAACAACATGCTGGCGCACCTTCAAGGGTTGACCGCCATCTTAGAAGGAGGCGAGTGATGGCTAAACGTAGACCAAAGCACGGTTACTGTGCGTCATGCGGCAACGCCCTGAAAAGACCAGCAGCCTTTGAAAGCTCCTGCTCCATAAAGTGCGCTGCCCAGGCTTGGCATGCGCTACAGGGTAGTGGTTGTGGCCTGGACAATGAGTCCTGCACACAGTGTGGAGAATACAACGAGGGCGGGGGTTGTGGTGGGTGTTGTGAGGAGTGTAATCTTCTCAAAGAAAAGTGCGATTGTGAAGTGTACTGCCACGTTTGTTCTGACAATTACGATGACGTTTATCATGGACATCCAGTCGGTCGCGACTGCACAAGGCCAAGGCCCCTCAGTCCCGAATCGCTGGGCTGGAAGTCCTGGGAGGAGTGATGAAGTTTAGAACCCCATCTCGGATTCGACTTCAAAAGAAACTGGGCACTACTAACAGGAGGTACGGATGAAGAGAAGCAAATGGATTGAGACCGAGGTCGAGGAGGGGGGCAAGGTGTTCTTGCTCCCCATTCGATGTCGTCTTGAAGTCAAGGACAATTACGTCCGAACAACAGTGCAAAGCAGGGATGCAAATACCGGCAAGTGGAGTACCAAGATGCATTCAGGACGTATGCACATACCGAATACAAATACAATATCAATGGATGCATTGAACGAAATGGCTCAGAAGTACACAGACAAGCTCGTCGAGTCTACTGAAACTTCATTGCATCCTGACTGGGAGGTGAGTGATGGTTGAACAACTAATACTTGGAGTCGCACTGTTCGTGTGTGGCTTCATCGTAGGACAGAGGATCGAGAGGCGCATCATCTACTTCTCTCTACAACGAGAAGGCATCGAGCTTGTAGACAAAGGAGAGGCTGAATGATCACATTGAGAGTGATGGAAGAAGAACTACCAGTTCTTATGGAAGCACTGCACTTCTTTGGTGCTGAGCTTCAACATCGAATCAAGACGTATGACGAGGACGATCAACCAAAGTGCTCACAAAAGATGAAGCTTATCGATCAGGTGATCGCAGTAATAAAAAAAACATAAACATGGAGGCAACCAATGGAAACGAGATGTATTACTAAATTTTGTGAAGGAGGCGAGCCGGTCTGCGCTATATACAGACACTGGGACGGAGATCCAAAGATAGCGATGGCTGACTTGGTTCGCTTCTTAGTGGAACTGGAAATCAAGGTGCCGCTTGGGCCGATGACCAGGCCCGCTCTTGATGAGCCAAGACTGTTAGCGGCGAGGTACATTGTGTACTTGGCTGAGCTTTTCGCAGAAGAGTGGGAAGAACTGCCCATGAACTTCACTGGCGTTGAGTTTGTAGAAGCAGATCAGAAATGCTTTTACGAGTACCATGTGCATTGCGACAGGACTGGGTATCTTTCAAGGAACATTCCAGACATAAGAGCATATGAGCAAGGCGTTCCAATGTTTGAGAACATTGGGAAGTATAGAGCGCAGGCATTCAACGAACTGGATCTGACAGATTGCGAAACAAGATTGACCGCAATGTAGTAAAGATGGTAGCTATAGTGGCTACTAACCCAGAAAGGAGAGGTCAAATGGCGCGTAAACCTGCACACACAATCAAAGTGAACCGTGGTATGGAAGCTTTATGTAAGGACACAGGCTGTCTTTACAAAGCATTCTTGGCAAACAACGACGGGGCTACAACTAAAGAGCGAGAGGATGTCCGTCATGCACTGAAGTTCCTATCAGGACTCCATGCATGGTGGTCTGATAAACGAGCCTAAGGTTGGTTGGGGTCGCACAGGGAGGCATGGCGACGAGATAAGAGATGCCTCATCCCAAAAAAAGTAGACCTGGCTCTTATTTAAAGAGCGAAACGGCTGAGCAGGAAGGCATGTCAGCGGTCGAATAGATGCCTTATTTTCTTGACAAGTAGTATAGTAAAATGATACACAACAACATCCGATAAGGATAAAACAAAGAGGCAACTAAACATGAAAAGAGAAATCCAGAATGGTCTTGAAGACCTATCCCACGAAACCTTGGTGGCTATCTCCAAGCTTGTAGATAAAGCCAAGCTCACCGCAGCACGGCAATCAATCGATCCCGGCACTCACATCGTTGACTTGCTGCTTGTAGGTCAGCTTCAGTTGGAAGTGAAGGAGGACTACAGCCGCAAGGGAACAAGCCGTATCCCTTACACCGTCGTCATTGCATTGCTTCTCAAGCATGCTGGCTACACCAAGAAGTCCTCAGTGCGAACGCTCACTAAGCTTTTTCGTGAAGCTCACGCGATGGACAAGGACGCAGCCAAGCACCTTATGCAGGAGTGTGGACTCACTGAAACCTTGACCACAGTTCAGAAGATAGTGGCTGACTCGCTTCCTCCAATCCAATGCAAGGGTGCAACCAAAGTGTCGAGTGTTGGGTTGGTTGCTCAAGAGCGTAGGCTCACAAGGCCGGAAGCGGAGCTATTGTTCCCAGGCGATAGCCCACAAGGCGGGCAAGGGGAGGTGGCTGATGAAAGTTAGCGACCGCGTTGAGATGGATCTGAGCGTTCACGAAGCCCTGATGGTTATATCGGGACTTCAACACGCGATGTATTTCTATAGTAAGAGGGACATCCCGCCATATCCGGCAGAAAAAATAGAAGAAATCAGAATTCTCAACAGGAAAGTGAAGGTCTTCATCTTTGGAGAAAATGCCGTGACTAATGCGGAACAACAAGCAGGAGGTAACCAATGAAAATTAACAAGATTGATGCCCGTAAATTTATCGAGGCATGGCAAACGTCCGACAACACAAAGCAAGTAGCTGAGACGCTCGGGCTTGAGTGGTGTCAGAATGCTGCGTCTAAGCTTGGCTCAAGGGCCTGCTTCTATCGGTCTAAGGGTGTAGCCCTGAAGAACTTTGGAAAGGGACGTAGGCCAAGTATTAAACTCGACTGGGATAACCTGTCAGGAGTAGCGGAGATGTACAATGACCAATGATATAAGAGAGTGGCTTCAAGGAAAGCCTGGTGCAGCCAGCCGGTTTGTTCATATCTGGCAGGGCTCGGACAACGTTAGACAAGTAATCAATGCGCTTGGATTCGCTGACACAAAGGTAATTCGCCAAGACATGTACCATGTCGCACGGCGCATGCGGTCTAAAGGAGTCGAACTCAAAAAGTTTCCAGCGTTTGCAAGCGGTAGAAAGAAAGCATTAGATTGGAAGTCGCTTGCAAAATACGCCGAGTCTTTCAATGACAACTCCAAATAGGAAGTTCCCAAAGCGCTCAGAGTTTGATGAGGATGCTTTAGATAAAAGTAATACAGCATCACGGCGAGCATTCTACCGTGCCTTCGTTGAGGGCAAGTCGGTGAATGAAAGCTGGGACATTGCAGAAGAAGAGAAGAGTAAAGTCTACGAGGCTACAACCGGACTTCCGTTGCCTGGTGGAATCAGGTCATACGGAGACGCGAGTAATCTCGAAGACGAGCCATGACTTCCTTCTTGTCCGACTCTGTCGTTGGAACTCCTATCTCCACAGCGCGGGCAAGCCTGCGGTTATCTTTCTTCTTGTGTTCCAAGTAGATCCTAATCGCAGTCCTTGCCTCGCTGTCAGCGAGCAGAATACGGAACGCTGTTCCGGTTCGTTGCTTCAGTTGTGATGCCACAAGAACAACAGCCGGATCGTTATCCTCCATTGCCTGCTCGCACATCTCAATATCAAGCATGTCAACGTCCAAAGCCACATCAAGGTCAGCCTGCTCAGGCTCAGGAAAGAACTCAGTTCTGATTGAGTTCTGCTTCCTGTCAGTCCTTCTGCCGCCATACACGACGCGGACATCACGCCAAGCTGTCGTCCTGGTCACACCGAACCGATCTTGTAAAGCTCGACGAACCTCTTTATCGGTGAATCTTTCATTGATCATTCGACTTGCTACGTCCACGCGCTCCTCAGCATTACGGCAAACTTTAGCCATAGGACCTTCGTATGTCTGATTATCCTTCGATGCCATTTGGAAACCCCTCCGCGCCTACCTGGCGCAAAGCATTAGATGTTGCGGAAGGCAAAGCCGTTCCGATAACACCCACTCACTATATCGTTGTTCAGCTTTGGTTAGCCTGGAGAATGGTCCAGTACGAGATACAAGACGACACTAACATCGTTACGTTTGCTGCTGATTGTAACGCGACAGCCCGTGAAGTAACATCATCATTAACCGGAACAATCAACAGCCAGAAGTTCACGATGAACGGTGTGATTCGGTGGGCAAGAGCGATCTCGGACGCATGGAAAGACCGTGGCGTTCGTTACGAACTTTGGATTGTTGTTCGCCCAGACGGGACAGGAACTGTAATACCAAGAAAACTCAACCAGGAGAATGAAAATGCATGAACAAATGATAGGTGTTCCACAAAGCGCACTCTACTTTCCACTATCGATCCTCACCTTTATGCTAATGTCTCGGGTCATAGGTCACCTTCTTTTAAGAAAGGAACCCAGCTTGGAGTACAGTCAAGCGATGGGAGTAGGCTTTGGCATAACGTTCCACGCAACGTACTTTTTTGGGGGGATCGTTTCCTTATGCTTGATGGATTAGTTCGCCGCCCTGCCTCCTCTTGCAATGTTTACCCACTGACAACGACTGCACCAAGTTGCCCCTTTAAACGTTCCAGAAATTACCCGGATGTATGGAGGGAACGGTGCGCCCATGCTCATGCACACAGGGCAAACAGCATCCAGCACTACCCCTAGTCGTCCGTCAAGCATTACACGACTTCCCACGCTAAAGGATTGCCTAAGGGGTTCAGTCGTGTTTATCTGTGGAAAGAGTGAGATGACCATGAGCAACAAAGAAAGCAGGCAGGATAGAACAGGCGGGCGTGGTTTCTTTATATCAGATCGACTCGCTAAGAGGGGTATAGAAAATCGTAAAACACGGCCAAAGTATTGGTCAGCATGGCAAGAAGACCCGAAGCTTTCCGGCGTAGTCGCCTCATTTGAAAGCGCGTTAGGCGCACGTCTATCTGTTATTGGTGTCTCGGATACAGGCGTCCCGTTGCTAAACATCACCTCACCAAAGCGATCAATTAGATCAAGAGCACCAAAGGTGGGACTTGTTTGGGGGCGGTGGCCACGAGAGTGTGGTGCGTTTGTAACGTGTTGGCTGCCTGGTAGGCCCGTTGTGCCCATGCCGTCAAACCCATACCTTGAATCTGAAGGAGAATCTAATGCCCATATATGATTACGAATGCACGCTATGCGGTGAACAGACTGAGGTCATTCAAAGCCACATGGACCCTCCCCCTAAGTGCTGCGGCAAGTTGACCCGTAAGAAGATCTCTAAGACCTCCTTCTCTCTCAAAGGAAAGGGTTGGTACAGGGACGGCTATGGGCTAAACTCCAGCCCCCCAACAGGTAAACCTCATGGCTGAAAAAGAACTTCTGAGGTGCATCCTTGAGGCGATGCCACATGTCTACCGCCAACAAGGGCATGGCAAGCACGAGCAGGATCGTGCAGACGCCGAGGCATGGTGGGCAAAGTGGAAAGAGATTCGGCACCTTTGCGCAAGAATGGACTCCCCAAACCAGAAGGAGGATGAGGGGAAATGGATTGACACCGACAATATTTAGATTAGAATAATAATGTCGATAGTTTGGTTGCCTCTAAATTAACGACTTTGTGTACATGCACCCAGAGGGTTTTTCTCTCTGGGTGTCATGCTTTTTGGGTGTAGGTTCCCAGTCTTAGCCCTTCTTCTTAGGCGCTGCTTTCTTCTTAGGCGCTGCTTTCTTCTTAGGCGCTGCTTTCTTCTTAGGCTTTTTCTTAACTGCCTTCTTTATTACAATGTCATCTGGGGTGCCAAGCTTTCCGTCAGCACCAGGCTTGATTTCAACATCAATAAACCCTACAAGCGCCTTCGCGCTGCCGGATGTACCACTAAGCTCTAATGCATAGATATGGCCCAACAAATCACGAATGGGTTTACAGTGGCGACAAGCACCTTTGTTGTTGTGTAAGCAACGAGATCCGGTATTGTATTCACCAGCCTCAGGACTTTTAGCCTGTTTCTGGTACTGTTCAATTTGACTCTTTGAAAGAAGGGATGGTTTCAATGGCATTACTTACTCCTAAGTGGGAGTAAAGTGTATCACCAATCATGTCCACTTTCGCCAATATCATCAATGTCTGCACGCTTTCTCATAGCTGACTGCTTTATGTACGAATCAATCCTTTCAATCCGATCAGAAAACTTCTGGTGTTGGGCATCCCAGTCAAGGAGAACGGTTCCAGTAGGGCCGTTTCGATGCTTTGCTATGATTGCTTCGGCATGATTTGCGCTTGCCTTTGGGTCATAGTAGTGATGTCTGTATAGAAAGATGGCCACGTCAGCATCCTGCTCCAATGAGCCTGAACCTCTTAGGTCTGAAAGCTTAGGTCGTTTGTTGGTTCGTGCCTCACAGCCCCTGTTCAACTGTGCGAGACACAGAACAGGAATGGAAAGGTTCCTCGAAAGGATCTTCATTGACGTAGAGATTTGAGCCACTGACTGTTCAGCACTCTCCGCATTTGGCTGTTTGATTAGCTGAAGGTAGTCCACAATGATCAGGCCAAGATCTGGCCGCAATGACTTGAGACGTCGCGCTTTAGCAGAAATCTTGGCAACGCTGATGCCCGCTTCATCATGAACAAAGAAGGGAGCCTTGTGTATAAAGTCTAATGCGCTACTGTCTAAATTGTTCCAGTCGTTCAAGTTCAATGAACCGCTTCTGATCTTGCTCGAATCAACACCAGATAAGGATGAAGCAACGCGATCAATAAGCGCCCCCCTGTCCATCTCAAGCGAGAAGAACCCAACGGGAATGTCGGAGCGCAGGGCCTCAACAGCGATGTTTAAAGCCATTGCTGTCTTGCCCATTGAAGGGCGAGCCGCCAACAGAATAAGTCCAGGCTCGATACTGCAAAGCTTTCTGTCAAGATCAGGTATCCCTGTCTTCAGTTTTATAGTGCTTGGGTTCTTGTGTTGCTCAACACGAGACTCCCACCTGTTCTGCGCATCGAGCGCCATGTCCGATCCGGTATGCCAGTCTGTTTGAGACTGGTTTCCAGCGATGTTCAACAGGTTGTTCTGCGCCGATTCGATTAGTTCATCGAGTTCAAGTGATGGATCAGACGAGTTATCGATTAGCGTCTCAGACGCAACCATCATCTTACGGCGAATCGAATATTCCTTTATCATCCGTGCGTATTCAGGAATGACTGCGGACACGCAAGCAATATCACCCAAAGAGGTGATCAAGCTTATGCTCCCATACTTAGGTTCTTTTGAATCAATAACGAACTGACAGACGACCAAAGCATCAAAATACTTATCCTGTCTATAAAAGCTCTTGAATAAAGAAAATAAATTGCAGTGGGAATAAACAGAGAAATCATCATGCGATAGGACCCCGTCAACTTCATCCATAAGCGAATGGTTTAAGAGTATCGCACCCAACAATGATCGTTCTATTTCGACTGTTAGTGGTGGTTTTTTATTTCCCAATGGTTGCCTCGTTTATCAATTGAATTGGTTGCCTAAAGTTCTTGTGTTCTTTTCTGAATGCGGCGCAGAATGTGGTCTTCATTTTAGACCGTGCATATTCTCCAGCAGCGTCTCCAAGAGAGCACCAGCCACCGATTGAATCTAATCCTGCAAGGATTGCCTCATTGGTACGATCATTACGACTAAACCTCGATGGCTCCTGGCCGCACTCTCCAACCGCTTGAAGCAAGGATGACCATGCACGCTCACCCAACTTGTCGCGCTCATGGTCGTCTTGACTCTCTGAAATCCATGCCGACCCATCCCATCTTTCATTGGCAAGAGTCACATTACGATCCACCTTCTCTCGATTGAGAAGATTAGAGATGTCCATGTACCCGCCCTTTCTCCAGCTATCGACGAGGAAGTCTCCATCTGGGTACTCAAATGCCATGTGAATCACAAGCATCAAATCCTGTGCCGTGTGTCCTCCCTTCAAGGCTGCGCTCAACACGCGCTTACGACCAGCGGTCATCTTGTTGGTTCTTCCAGATCGCTTTCTTTGAAGCGTGTGCCACAGATCAAAGACCTCTTTAATATTCATTTGGTGGGACGAAACTGGGACGGGAGCGGGACGCGCACTCTTAGTGATTTCAAGTACTTGCGTATCTTGAACCTTGTTCTTCTGGGACAAAACTGGGACAGAAGTGGGACGCTTGTTGTCGTGTTGCTCTATAAACTGTCGAGCTTTTCTCTCTGCCCATCCCCACCGATTAGCCAAACGACGACGACCAGGACGAGCACCTATCTTTAGGTCTTCCCGCGAGCGCCACCACGATAGATCAATCGATACAGCTTCTTCAATCCACGGCTTTGAAAGAGTCTTGGCGAGCACTTGCCACGCATCAGACTCACAAACAAATCCCGACGTTTTATCAACCGTTTCGCCCACCATTTTTGCCGATCCCAAAGTAAAGTGCATTCAGAATAGCGGAGCACAAAGACCTGTCAAGGGCGATGACAAACGGTGACAATCCGATTGTTATCGCATTTCCATCAGTGCAAATAGCGCCAAGCACGCAGCATCCGCTAAACCATCATGTGCCTTTGTTCTTCGTCCAGGCCGTAGATCCAAATCAGGTACGCGCTGCTCGCAAACTAGTATCGAGCGGCTCTTTCCTACACCTGGAGCATCGCGGAGGATTCGACTCACCCATGTCTTGGGGTGTACGCTAATAACTGGCACCTCGTGGCTGGCCAATATTCCCCGCCATAAGCCCCATCCTAATCCAATAGACAACATGCTTACGGACCCCTGGCCAGGACGAGCACCTTGCTTTTCGACAACCGCGTATACTCTGTCCTTGTCTACCAAGCTTTGAATAGCCTCAGCCATTCGGTACTCGGCATACTCACGCTTGGAACCCTTACCAACTCGAACTGTAAATTCGGGTTTAGTCATCCAAGAAGCGTGGACCTTTCCGTTTTCATCAAGCGCGACGATTGCGCCGTCCTTGCCGGGGTCCACTCCAAGATAGATCATACAGCCTCCTCAATGTCTGGAACAAGATCATCGAACAACATCGAACCCGGAGAAACACCAAGAACATTCGATAGATATACAACTCGATTGTGTCTCGGAAGAACTGAACCGGACGTGTACTTCTTAAGTAATGAATAGCTGATACCGTGCTCACGAGAGAATTCTCGCATGCCCTTACCAGACACGGCAATAAGCCAATGTAGGTTCTGACCGAAAATCTTTGACCTGTCTTGCATGTGTGTTACCTACCATGTAGTGGGCGCAAAAGCTAATCCCACCATTGACAGGGCTCATAAAATGAACCATGTTTGTGGTGCGGACAATTTTAGTCCCTTTAATCTAATACAATGGTGACATCATGAATATCATTCCAGAAGAACAGCAAAGCCTAAAAGCTGGCGGCCCTCAGTCCACAAAGAAAATTATCGATGTGTCTTTACTTGAATCTATCGGAAGCCGAATGGTTACCAAGACGCTTCAGGAAATTGACCCAGCCTTTCGAACAAAGGATATGATTTCGAGTTGGCGCATTCCAAACATCTTGAATGCAGTGGACGAATCGACATGGTTCAACATGATTTCTGCATGTCTTGATGGCCAGAAAAAAACCCTTGTTAATCAGCAACCTAATGGTGATTGGCAGCCATGCGGCTTTGAGTTTGAAAAACGGGAAGATAGTGGAGTCCCACTGCTCGTTATGGGTGTCCGCTGGGGAGACCAAAATGGAGGAGAGGATTTGCTATACCAAAATGGTGCGCCAGTTGTGAACGTGAACGTAAAGACTGAGGCACCGCAAGACAATCCACAGATTTCAGAACTGCTCACCCTTCTCGCACAGGGACAAATGTCTGTGAACGAGACGCTTGCTAGCCTCAAAGCCAAGGACGAGGTTACCGAACCAGAGTCAACCAAGGGCCGCAAAGCCAAGGCTAAGTCTTAGTATGCTCGTCGGGATGAGTAGGGATGACATCGCCCGTCTTCGAGAGGCGACCAGCCTCGGCAAGTCTTCGCCCTCTGTCGAGGGCTTGCCGGGGGTCTTCCCCGTTATCAATCTGGCGCTTCACATATTTTGCCGCACGGGCAATGCCCGCATTTCCAAGTTTCCTTACCATGAAAACATCATAGCCCATTAGCAGATTAGGAGGCAACCTATGTCCCACAGTATAGACTGGCATAAAGCCAGACGTAAAGGTCTTGGAGGGTCGGACATCGCGGCCATCCTTGGTATTTCTAAATGGCGAACACCCATGGATGTCTGGGTTGAGAAGATGGGGCTTGTAGAGCCGAGCGAAGAGAGCTACGCCATGATGCGTGGAAGGATTCTAGAAGACGCCATCGCACAATGGTACGGCGAGTTCACTGGTTTCGATCTTCACCCAGGTGAAGAAATGCCGATTGAGGGAAAACATCCCTGGATGTTGGCATCACCTGATCGATACGTCGATGACGACGTATCCCGATTTATATTGGAAGTCAAGAGCGCCCGCTCCGCAGATGACTGGGGCGCAATGGGAACAGCTAAAGTCCCGGTCTACTACGCCACCCAAGGCGCTTGGTACATGGCATGTAAGAACATGGATCGTTGTGATTATGCTGCCCTGTTTATGATTAATGACGAGTTTAGAATGTACACAGTGCATAGGGATATGTCTGTGGAGAACCGTCTCCTTGAGGTTGCTGGAGACTGGTGGCAGAAGCACATAGTAAAAGGTGAACAACCCGACATGGATGGTTCCAACGCGGCATCAAAGTATCTACAGGACAAGTTTCCTAAAGATGCAATTGAGATGAGAAGCGCTACCATCGACGAGGAAGACTTGATGCTTGAGTTGGACATTGTCCAGTCTAAGCTCAAGCAATTGGAATCGACAAAGTCGAAGTTGCAGAACGAAATAAAAGCCTGTATCGGAGAGTCAGCAGGGCTCTACACCGGCAGCGGAAAAGCAACTTGGAAGCTCCAAAAAGGGCGGGCGTCCATTGATACCAAGAGATTGAAAGAAGAGTTTCCAGAGATCGCAAAGAAGCTAACCAAACACTCCAATCCTAAGCGTATGTTTCGCTTAGACATCAAACACAAAAAGAGGTAACCGTGCCAATTAGTAAGGAAATCCAGAAGAAAGAATCTACACCAATGGTCAAGTTTAAAGATTTGGTCGAAAAGATGAAGCCAGAGTTGATGGAGGTGCTACCAAAACACCTAACATCAGAACGAATGGCGAAGGTATTGATGATTGAAGCACACAACACGCCAGCGTTGCTGGAGTGCTCGTTCAAATCAATCGCTCAATCAGTCATGCTGTCAGCGCAGATCGGCCTGGAACCAGGCGGAATGCTTGGGCACATGTATTTCATTCCATTCAATGACAAACGAGCAGGAGGAAAGACCTGTACTCCAATCATTGGCTACAAGGGAATGCTTGAGCTTGCGCGACGTAGCGGTCAAGTCAAGTGGCTTGATGCTCGCGTTGTGTACCAAGGAGAACCCTTTGCCGTAACCGCTGGGCTACAACCTGACATTACCCATGTGGTTCGTGGAGAGGTTGACCGTGAAGACAAGAACGTTGTTGCCGCCTATGCCGTTGTTGTTCTTAAAGATGGTGGCCAGTACTTTGAAGTGCTGTGGAAGAACGACATTGATCGAATCAAGAAGCGCTCACGAGGCGGGCGAACTGGACCATGGGTTGACGACTATGCCAGAATGGCGCGTAAGAGCGCTATCCGCGCCCTGTTCAATGGTGGAGCGGTCCCAATGTCTGTCGAAATGGCAACAGCTATTGAGATCGATGGGGACAACCCGCACTACAACACTGACATTATCGAGGCCACTGTTTCAACAAGTGGTTCCCCGACAACAGCACACGCATCGGATGGCATGGACGGACTTAGAACAGTCCTACTTAATGAAGAGCCAGCAGAAAGTTAGGCTGGCTCAGCCTCGTCACTTGGAGCGGCTTCATCTTCGGATGGGGCCGTTTCTTCTTTTGGGGCGGGAGCCTCCTCTGCGGGTGCTTCCTCAACGGCGTTAGGGATTTCTTCAGCATCATCCATAAGGTGACAAGTGCCTAAGCTGGTCGAGACAACGACAACCCCACCAATCAGTGCAACTCTTGGATTGAGCTTCTTCCACAGTTCTTTTAGCTTTTCCATTCTAACTCCTAAGAAATATCGTCCTCGGTGATGAGCGTATAAGTAAATAGCTCCGCACCGGACGCTTTCCAGATTCTAACAGCTTCAGACCAATCTGCGAGGCGTGCAAAAACTTGGCAGCCAGCAGACCACTTGTCTACCCGTGTTGAATTAGTCCCTGCGTGGTGCAAATTCACCCCGTACCAGCCTTCAACACCAAGGTCATCATTATGACCAAAGTCAAGTATATTATCGCGATTCCCGTCGCGCCATACTCGTATCGTCGAGGCTCTTTGACATAGCGTTTCGTATTTTCCACGGTGCATGTCCCACTTGTATGCACGGTACTGGCCTGGAACCATGATAGCTGTGCCTGCTGCACGACCGTAGACTTCTGGATGCTGCAAACAATACGTCCCAGGATCAGTTGTGATCCGGTACTTCTTGTGCTGCCACAATCCGTTCTTCACCCACACCAAATGCATCTCGTCATCAAAGCTGTTGGAAATGGGGTTGTTAGAGCGGACACCGATGATGTTGATCTGACCATCAGTATAGACATCATAACCCTTGGCTTTCAGCACACCGATAATAGGTGGAGGATCATCCGAAACCTCCGGCTGTTTGGCCTCCTCCTCAGTCCTGAGCGTGTCCAGGGTGTTTGGACCAACGATGCCGTCCACACCAAGGCCAGACGCGGCCTGGAAGCGCTTCACGGCCTTTGCTGTCCCGCTGCCAAAGATCCCATCAACGCCAATCTGGCCATAGCCCTTGTCGTTCAGAAGCTTCTGGACCTCTTTTACGTCGTCGCCTCTACTTCCTTTTCGGAGAAGCATAAGTGGCCTCCTGTAAAGACAGAGATCCGAACGATCCCTTTCCGGCGGGGTCCTGAACAGGAGGCTTCATGGTCTTAACGCTTGTTCGAACAATAGTCACAGAAGACTTGTTTACTTTTTTTACTTCCAATGAAGTGTGGCGAAACGATTGTGTTTTAGAAGTCTTCATTTCTTCAGCGAATCAAGCAAGTCACAGACCATGTCTACTGCAAAGCCTATGGCTTTGGCCTCTTGTCGTTCATTAAGGATCGGCACGTTGACGTGCTCGTTGATAAAGTCAACAACCCACTTCCGCTTCTTCTTGCCTGACTTGGGCTCAGGAAAGAGGTCCTCAGCCATGAGGATTGCTTGCTTAAGGACTTTTCCACGGTTGAATTTGAGCTTTGCCATGATTAACCCACCAAGATGCGGTAAATAACGTCAGCGGTGGGGCTGGTATTGCCCGCTGTCCCGCCACCTTCCGTGACACATGCAACCTTGAGGCCGTTAGCGAAGGCTGCGCCGTTAGGGCATGAGTAAACACGAAGCGAAGACGCGGGGCACTTGAAAGCAAAGTCGTTAGCAGTGGTCCCGACAGTGACAGAGCCGGTCGTGTCCCAAGCTTTGAGGTAGACAGCAACGCTGTTGCCTGTATTGTCGATTTCTACTTTTAAGATTTCTCCAGCGGCTCCCTTCAAAATGTCCACGGTAGATGTAGCATCTGTTTGAACGCAGTTAAATGCACCAGGGCTAGCAACAATATTAGATTTAGAAAATGCCATATCTACCTCACAACCAAGAAGAGTTTGACTGTTACACCAGGGCCTGTGTTTCCAGCCGTGCCCGCCGCATTGGTAGCGCCGTAGCTAAGATTAGTAACTTCGAGCCCATCGATGATGGTCCACATATTCGGCTCTTTAACCATCAGAATAATGTCTGGAGCATCGGTTCCTATAGTAGGGTCCGTAGCATCATAAAGTTTCAAATAGCTTGTACCTGATGGGGCATCAAGAAAGATGCTGTGGATCGTTGCCGAGCCACCGAATATGTCATCTACGGCATCCCCTGCGGAGCCGGTCCCGTTGACATCTGCATCTACGTCGGTATCCGAAAGAAGAAAATCGGTAATAACGGCTGAGTTTTTGCTAGTTAATGTCGCCATTGTTTATATCTTCCTTGTCGCAGGAGTTGAAAGGTATGGAAATCTTAGCAGTATTTCGCTTTTTAGCAAACCACCCATCTTAACTATGAGATCCTGTTCACATATCCTACAATATTAATAACATTTGCAGTGCCTGCAAAGGCAGCAACTCGGCGCGGAGTAGATCCGCTTGATCGTAGGGGGACTCCCTGCAACAACAGTGTCCACCCAGACTTGGATGGCAGTGTAACAATCATCCGCTCAGTAGCAGCAGCAGAACCAGAGTTAAGGTATCCAACATGAAGCGTGACTTGAACGTCAGATGTATGAATGTTTGTTGCCCAGAGCCAGACCTCGTCTTGGTTGGTCTCTACGGCGCTTGTGTCATGAATAAAGCTGCCATTCCCGCTGGTGTCTGTAACTGAGACTGGATTTCCGTCACCTTCAGTGCCACCAGGGGACAAGTTAATCTTTGTATATGTTGCCAAGGCTGCCTCCTATTGTTCTTGCCTACACTGACCTAACTCAAGAACTCAATGAGCAATGGCATCACAACGACCAGCACCAGGGTAGCACCCTGCATCTTGAAGAGAATTCGCGAATGATACTTCACTTCTACCTCCAAATCTGCAATCCGGTTCTCGCTAACCTTACCTTTGTTTTCAAGTACGGCTGTGCGAACGTCTAAGTCAGATGTCCGTTCCTCTAATTTTGATACCCGTGCCTCCATTCTACAGTTTCCCCCGAAGAAACCAAGCCTTTTCGATCGCTCCCGCTTCAGTAAACGAATCAGGCGTTGAAATGCTATAGCCTATATTGTAGGTTTCACCCGCTGGACAGGCGTCGATCAGGGCAAGATTTCTGGTGTTCGTGCATTCAATCAAAACATGATCAGAATAAGTCGATGCCCGCGAGGTCGTGCCCATGTCCACGCCCCAAAGCTCACCTGCCTGGACGGCTGAAACAATAGTCTCCGCCGTTGTCGGGCTGCTACAGTCAATAGTAATAATAGTCATAGCGTTGCCCTGTGTTGTACAGGCTGAAGATACATGCGGATCTTCTTAATCCGAATCTCGCCCTTACCGGCCGTGTTGGTATGCGTGCCGAACCAAAGCGCCACATGCCAGAAAGGAGTCAGGGTCTGATCACTAAATTTTGTAGAGTTATCAAACATTTGCTGATTCAACATACACATTCCTGCGAATGGAGTGGTGTTGTCATAGCTACCCGCCTGGATGTTGCATCGCCCGTAAGGCCCAGAGCCTGCTTCTTTTCGCAATGGCGAGGTGGCATACACAATAGCGTTGTGTGCCCCGGCGCCGCCACCGCCAGATTGATTCTTCCACATCGAGGTCCCTTGCATTCCGGAATTCGTATCGTAGGATTTATATCCGGATGTGTACATATTGGTGCGGGTAGACGTTGCCGGATCTCCACCATAATTTTTAGCCACTTGGGCAGCAGACCATTTCACACTGGAGGAATGTACGGGGTTTCCGCCTTGATCACTCGGAAAGCCTGCCAGCCCTGCAAGACATGTCAGGTATGTGCCTTCGGCACCCGGTACTGATCCGCCGGAAATTGGCCCGCCATTAGATGTCGCAAATTCTACCTCTATTTTAAACTGGACTGCTTCCGGCTCGAACTGGTTGTCGGTGGCCCCGGCTGGTTTCGTAATTCCAGCATCTTCCCACGGCTTAATGTGGATGTCGCGAGCCATGAAAAGACCTTTCATCTGTGAGCCCTGGATTCGCATGCCCGCATTGGCCGTCACAAAATGAAGCTCATCGCCTACTTTTGAAAGCGTAGAGCCAACGGCTGCCGCGCCGCTTCCTGTGCTGATGGTCCACCCATCATCGGGGTCTAAGGGCAGATCAATCCACTCTTTCCACTCGTTCCCGCCGCCGCCTGCACTAGGCGTATTTGGCCCACGCTCTGCCTTAACCGAAGGGTTTTGTGTCGCTCTGCGACGATATAAACCAAGGTTTTCCCTACTGCGACGAGGCATTATGTCGAAATCCGATTGACGAAACCGTGAAGAAGAATGACGTTGGTGGTGGCAGCAAAAGCCTTAACGATCAGTCCATTTTGGAGCAATAGGCCAGGAGCAACCTGAACCAACCCCGACTCCGCTTCAATGGTAACTTCGATGTTGCCGTCTGGTGCTGTCGCCTCACCCCACTCAAGCGTAAGCTTGACATCGGACCCCGATGAGTTGACGGCCCAAAGCCAAATCTCATCTAAGTCGCTCGCTCCGCTGACGGCAGTGTGAATAGTGTCCCCTGCTGTTGCGGTCTGTGCGACCTTAATCGCCTTTCCGTTTGTGCTTCCACTAAGAAGCACCTTGCTCATTGTGGCCATTTGATATTCCTATGAAAAAATTTGGTTGTGGAGAATAACATTCAAGTCGTTTGCCGGTGGCGAATCATCAACCCACGAAAGGTTTCCTGAACTGTCAGATTTCATGATCTTGTCTACGGAAGGCAAAGCCGCCGGAAGCGTGTAGGTGTGATTAGAGGCAATGTTGGCAGCGGCTTGAATCTTCGTAAAGTTCGTGCCGTTGTCTTGATCTTCGTTCAACATAATGTTGGCAGCACCCGCTGTTGAACCAAAGATCCGCAGCCCACCCGTACCTTTGGGCTTCAATGACATCGTAATATTCGCGGTCGCACCAAGAACACTAATGGCTGGCGCAGACCCGCTCGCCGCATTTTGAATATCGACATAATTAACAGCGCTTCCAACCTCGCTGAACAACAACATTGAGTTGCCGTTGCTATCGACAATCCCGTTGTCATTTGAGACAGCGATGTCATCGCCTACCTCAAGATCATTAACAACAAGATTCTTTACGCCAAACCTATTGAAAAACGGCATCCCTAATCCCTTACCGCCCAATGAAGACGGGCTTTCTTGACGGTGACTTGCCCAGCATCTACTTTGATAAACAAGTAGAGCTTACCTGCTGTAGTTTGAGAAGCAGGAGCGCTGAAAAACACATTCATAGAAATAGCCGTGCTCACAAGACTGGTATCTGTAAGACCAGCGTGCAGAGAATTGCCGCTGGCCTCGGCAGTCAACGGGTCATCCCCGGCAGAGTCATAAGTTAAGAACGCACTAACCTCAGTAGGAGTTCCCGATGTACCATCGAGTTGAAGCTCCAGATGAGATAAGTAGCAGGCTTGAGGCAAAGCCTTGGAGTTTGCATCCAAAGCAGAGTCCTCATGCAGCAAGATAGCCTTGCCAAGCGCAAAGCTTGTGCCAATGACTGTTACTTCTGCATCATTGACGATGAACCCCTGATCAGCCATCACGGCCTCCTAGTTAGAAGAGGATGGATCAGCGGTCCCAAAGCACAGAAATGTAGTCGATAGCTACACCGTGTGTGACAGCGCCCGCATCTTTCTGCATTTCGATATACGGTTGAAGAACATCGCCAGCAACGGCATTGGAAACGTCAATCGTTTCCCCGTCAGCCAACGTTATCATGACATCATCAATGTAGAACTTGACATCGCTTGTGTTGGACATGTCGATCCTGAGCTTGAGGGGGGTCCCGCTAACCCAATCAACGCCAGTGTCGTTGTCGTCATTGTTGTTTGTGCCGTCGTCACCCTCAATCAGGATGTTGTTGTTGGCACCCTCCATGCGGAACCAAACGTGGTCAGCAATGTTGTCAAGCGTGTTGTTTCGAGCGGATGCAAGGCCAAACACAACGCGGTCATCACCACTGAATGTGCCGGTAATTGAAACGCGGCATTCAAAAATTGCGCTCGCGGTAGGGGGAATGCAGCACTCGTCACCAAGATAGGTGGCCAAGTACTCAGCTTCATCAGTACTGTGGAATTGCATTAGGTAGATGCCGTTTGCTGAGGACTGATGAGCAAAAGTAGGCGCACCGGCGCTTGACGTGTCGTGATTCACGAATCCTGCTCCACCAGCGGTGTCAAGCGGAAGCGCCCCACTGCCTAGAAAATCTGAAAAGATTTGAACTTTGTCGCCTACTCCGGTTGTATACCAACCTTTATCGCTGACGGCATCGTGTTGAAGGCGAAGTCCGCCTACGAGTTCTGCAAGTTGTGACATTTGTTCTCTCCTTAAGAGAAGTTTAGTATAAATCTGATAAATGCTAACACGATAAACGCAATACGGGAACGCTATCGTTCGCGAGGAGGCTTAATTTCCTTCGCCCTGTCTTCTTCTTCTCTCAATAATTGCTCTTTTAGTTCTACTATTCGTTGCTCTTCTGTAGGAACAAGCTTGGGCCTGGAGAATATGCCAGCCCGCTCGCCCCATTTACCCAATTCGGGGCGCGGGGGAGCCCCTCGTGTCCAATATGTCCCATCCTCTATCTTGTCTACCAAGGGCTTGTCTACCGTAGTAGCAGGATCAAACGGGTCGTCTTCCAAGTACCCATGATGTTTGCGATACTCGCGCATCTTGTGACCAATGGTTAGAACGCTCTCAACGTAGCCAACATCGGCTCTATCAAACTGAACCCAGCTATCGACACTACGACCACCCATCATGAGCCCGAGCCTTCCTTCTTTGATTGCTTTGGGTATCTGCGGAATGGCACGATACAAAATACCTGGAACGGTCTGGCTCAAAAGACTTTTGCCTTCTGGCATATCGATGACAGGGAACGGCATTTGAAGCGTGTTTTTCCAAATCCAATAATTTCGCGAGTTTTTGGCAACCCAAACATACTCTTGTCCTGGGTATTCTTTTTTCATGGCTGTCGAAACTGGAACCGGAGTGGCACCAAGAAAGTTCAGGACAAACACGCCGCCAGTCATCAACACATCCAACTCAACAATGCTGGTTGGGATCACGTCTCCAGTAAGCGGGCGCGTTCTAAAAATCTCCTCGTCAAATTGGAACACTAATGGTTGCTGAAAAAGCGGGTTCATGCGGGCAAGGAAACGAAGCCCCTGTTCTCGCTTTTCGACTGAGGCTGTACGATCAAACCCACCACTAATAAATGCGGCAATCTCTCTATGTAAGTTGATCGCGTCCATAATGGGCAGCGGTGCTGCTAAAAATCTTACACCCTGATAAATACTTGTGTTTGCATATGCATTTCTATAAAAAACACCAAGTCTTTGAGAAGTGTAATCAGTCTCTATAATGACATTGCTTCCCTCGGTGTTCTGTTCTCTCAACCCACGCATAAGCCGAACCTGGCCCATGATGCGACTTGGGTTCTCCAACAGGGTGTCATAGAAAAGATTCAGGTTGTTCCTGGTGTATGAGTAGAACATGAATGTTCTTCTGAAAACAGCTTTCTCCCAATCGGTCAGCTTCGAATAATCGAACATGGCATCTGTGGCGATCTGTGCCGCATGAGCCATTGAACGACCGTTGTAAAGCTCATCAACAAAAACGCCTGATCTGAAGTAGTTATCAACAGAAGTAGCGGCCTCTACCAATAAGCGCTGGGCTCTACCGGGAGATTCAGAGACAATCTTGTGCCACGCATTTTCATTTTTCTCCAAGTCACGGAGCATGTGTGCCGCGTTTCCGCTTTTCACAAAAGAGGTATTCAGCTTGTAAAGCAACATTCCCTCAAGAAGCATCTCAACAGTAAAGATTCGACCGTCTTTGCAAACCAAGGCTCTAGCCCCTGCAACGCTCTTGGGGTTTGGCGCTTCACCCCAAAGTCTAGCAGCCAAGACGCCAGACAACTTGGGGTGAGAAAGCGCCCCTAAGACGCCGCCTTCAACACGAACGCCATCTCTTCCAATCTTCAGACCAAGACCTGATTTCTGATAGATCTGAAGCAACGCACCAATGGTGATGCCTTGGTAGTAATGAATGTTTGGCTGACCAATACCAACCGTTACGCCCTGACGGAGCAATGAGTAGGTAAACCCGTAGAGCCTAAGCGTGTAGTCAAGAGTGTCTGCGATTAGGACCTTTGCGGCAACTCCAGGTGTCATTTTCCACGCTGGATCTAGAGCGTCTTCTCCAAAGAGAAACTCTTTCCCAAGATCTCCAGAGCGGGGTCTTCCTCTTTCGATTGCTTCTGCCGCTTTGCCTTTTGCGCCCTTACCAAAAGCTCCCTGGCCACTGACCCTATCAATAGCAGCATTTAGTTCATCAAGAACCATTTTAGGGACTAGAGTCCTTGAACCATCAGGAGCAACCCAATCGACCCAATCTTCAGTGGCTGCACCATACTTAAAGCCCCATGCATTCAGGATTTCATGGGCTGCTGTATAGGCGGCCATGTCATGTCTGGTATAGGTCTGCTGTGCGCCTTCCGGTGCTTTTAAATCTAGATACGGTATCCGCCTTGTTGCTTCATCCCAGTCTTGAGATGGATAGATTGGCTTTCCATCAACAACAGCGCCAGGCTCAGCAGGCTCAACAATCTCACCAATATCGCCACGCCTTCCTGATCTGAATCCAGACGGAGCTTGAATGACTCGCCCTTCCGCATCTCGAACAATCGCAGCGCCACCTGGACGAAGCTCAAGATTAATGTAGTGCTTTACGCGCTCCATAAACCGAGTCGTGTTTTTGCCTTGTGCATATTTATCAGCAAGGCCGTCTACTCTCGCGGTAACCCCAACCTCTACCAACTTATCAATAAACTTTGCCTGGATCTCCCTGGCCCTCATTCGAACGATCAGTTGGATCGCAGCGTGTCGCGCATCATATGCGGGCATCACATCTGGGCGTGTTCCAATTGTAAGGCCGTGTTGGGAGGCCCATTCAAACAGATCCGGCCAGTCGTTACCATAGAAGCTGGAGTACAGTCGAGATTTAGTTAGATCGTCCATTCCTGCCATGGCGGCTCTTGCTTGAGCCTGACTACCAGAAATGCACTCAACAATATCGTTGACTCGTTGATCTAAAAGGTTGTACCTGTCGTGAAGACCTCGTTCAATAATTTCGATAGTGTCTCTAAATGCCTTGACCTGATCCTTTGAAAGTTCAATGGTGTCGGCTTGTTTAGAGTTGTCTATTAAATCACGCAGCGCAATAATCGCACCACGCTCCGCGTCTGTCATCCTACCGCTTGAGGCAAACAAAGCAGTGACCGCATCGAGCTTTGCATCAAGCAATTCAATTGTCAGAGGTTGTTTACCCAAGTTAGAAAATACTTTCCTAAGCCTCCACGCATTCTCGGCTTGTCGAACATCAAGAGGAGGGGTAAGCATTCTCGTAAGAGACTGGATAACCTCAAGAATACTGCCCTTAGAACCTTCCTTTTGGAGCCTAAGCTGTACCCGCAACAACCAGTTTGGAATGTCGTTGACCTCTTGATCCATCATCTTTTTAGCTTCTACAACTTCGGGCGTAACGTAGCCAGTCCTGCTCCAGGCTCTTTTAGCGCTATCTCCCTCTAATATCCCTGCGACCTCAAAGGGCTCAAAGACCTTAAACCTTTCACGGAACCCTGCGATCATTCCTCCCAAGAAAGGAACATTCCCACCAGCGTCAATGATTGAGGCCCAGGTTCGCTTCGCAAGATTTGGCGAAACGCTTTCCGCAAGTCTGCTTCGTGTCCCCCCAACACCCGCTTCCATGTCGGTTAGCGCTTCATGAATCCGGTTGTACTCAATAACTGACAGCTTAGAGAAATCAGCATCCGCTTCAAACATCCATGTTGGAATAGTATCTCTAGCCAGCGGATTAGCGCCAAGCTCTTGCACAAGAACCTTGAGTCTTACTTGCTGCGGACGACTCAAGTTGAATACAGAAACCTCTGCGGGCTTTCCTGTGGCGTCATCGATGACAGTCCTGGTCCTAACCTTTCCGGTTTCTGGATCACGCAGCCAACTTCCAACGTCATCGGTCATTCGCTCTTGAAGCTTTATCGTTACCTTCGCGTCTGCTAGATGCTGTGGGTCGCCAAACACATCCAACATTTTAGTGGCAACTCTTTCTCGAATCCGCTCAGCCCGAATAACAGGAACCATTGTTTGCCCTGTCAATCTGACAGTTCTCTCTGCTCCCCATTTCTTTCTTGCTACTTCTGCGAAAACATGACGGACGGCAAGACCGACGATCTCTACGGCGTCTACTTCTGTTGTTTCATCAGTTACCTCAAGAATGCGCTGAAGCTGTCTTCTTCTTGACTCGATACGGGCGGCCTCTCTACGCTTACCAGCACTCGCTACTTCTTCCCCGCCGCGCAACTCTTTAAGCCTAACTGTATAGAAATTCTTTAAATCTGCGTCGTCTAATACAGCCACCTTGGCTCTTTCAGAAATATCAATACCAACAGCAAGTTGCTCATCAAAGAACGCGATGGACTCTGGGCTTAGCTCGTGAGTTCTGTCGGCTCTGATCATCTTCCAAAGATGATGAAGGGCTCTCTTGATCTTCCGAAAGAGGTTGTGTGTAGCGCCATCCTCTGCATGTCTTGTGCTGAAATAGTAGGCAAATGACGACGAAAGCTCATCCCAACCCTTCGTTGTCAACCGACGTGTCCCATCTCCAAGAACCTCGCTATCAAAGTTCTTGTACATAAACTCGGCTACGTCATCAAACTCGTCCATCATAAGACTGGCAAGCATTCTGCCGCTTTCAGCAAACAGGTGTCTTACGTCGCCAGTTTCGAAAAACATCTTGGTATGAAGCGTGGAAGCATCGAAATCATCGGGCGAGAACTCTCGCAGAGGTTTGAATGAATCTGCGGGGGGGCCATACATCACACGACCCCTCGCCTTAGATCCCCTACCAGCACTACCAGGGCCTGAAACTTGGTCGGAATCCGTCAAGGTGCGCGAAAACACACCCCTCGATGCAGGCCCGATAGATGCGGACGGGGTTCTTCCCTTTCCTCTTAAGGCATCGCGGGCTTGTGATTGCTTCAACCATGGGGCGGTGTCCATGACAGAATCTAAAGCAGCATCAAACGCAAACGTTCTCATGTTTGGTAAGAAAGAAGCACCAGGATGGCTAAATGCATCGGAGGCAAACCCGCCCTCAAGCATGTCTGCCATTCGCTCTGTTTGCGCCATTAAAGGGCCATGAAGCTCAGACGAAACATCTCCAACAAGCTTGCGATAGTTCGCATCGAGTCGATTAATATTGGAGAGGCGTCCGCTCTCAATGCTTTTGATAAGGAGATTTAGCATTGAATCTTCTCGGCCAAACCTCTTGACCCAACCCTCGATTGTTTTGTGGGCTTCTAATGTTTTGTCTAGGGCCGCCAATCTTCCGGGGTTGTTGGAGTAACTCGACTTTACTCTGTTGATTTCCCGAGACACAAGGCTTGAATCAATACGCCTAGTGTTCCCCAGTGCATTTCGTATTTCGGTCGGAAACAACTCAACCAGTTCTGGTTTGGTCGCAAAAGCATTTGCACGCTCAACCAAATAAGGACGAGTATCAGGGTCTGACATCCAAGAATCGAACTCAACATCGGCTCTTTGCTGAAAAACAGATACCCGCTTTTCATCGACCGCTTTCTTGAAAGCAAGATCAAAACCTGCCCGGTCTATCTCGCCCGCTTCAAATCTTGATCTAAGGTCTTTAAATCCTTTTGAAGCCATCACATCAAAGATAATTCGGTTGTAATCAGCCTTTGCATTGACGTGCTTCCACTCGGAGAACCACAAAAGAGCATCGCTATGACCAGGCTTTCCTGCGCCGTAGAACTCATCAATCTTTGAACCAGTGATTACCGGGGCGTCTGGTGCGAGACCCTTTGTAAGGGCAACAAACCTATCTGAAAACTCCAGCCATGATTCGTCGGGATGGCGCTCGAACCAAGAGTGCTTCTTTCTTCCATTGAGAAGATCATCAAAGTCCTTTGTCATAAGGGTCAGTGTTCTCATGACAGTGTTGTCTGCTGTTCTGCCAATCGAATCAGATGACTCAGCCAAATCTTGAGCCAAAGCTGTTGGAGAAGGAGTAGACGCTATCGAATCTACACGAAGCCTTTCCACTCTAATGTTCTCAAGATCAGCCAGGATTTTTCCACGAAGTTCTGGAGAGTCTACATTCTCCAGCATATCCACCAGTTCTGATTCGCGCAGCCGCAACCATTGCTTAGTATCTAAGATCCTGGCTGCCCCGACTTGAGACATTTCGATTGTATCAATATCCATGATCGGAGCGTTTGGCTTTTGCCAGTCACGAGCCGTAATAGAGTCCAGCAACTCAGGGGCCACATCGAGGCTAATCAAGGAACCACGATAAGAATTCTTAAACCTCTCATTGGCTTGTGCGTAGAACCTCATGATGTAGATGATTTCGTTTCTTGTAAGATTAGCGCCCTTATTCGAAAGAGCAGTCATATACCTGTCGCCCATTTCAAACAAATCTTTTAGATTTCGTGGCTGAGTTACAGACGTAAACACCTGATTTTCAAACACTCTTGATGTCGGGTCGAGGAGGCTATGCATTGAGCGAGAAGCCAGCCCGGTAAGATACAAATCAAGTCGCTGTTGATACTCTACAAGCTTAGATGGAATGACATTGCCGCTACCGTCAAAGTACTCGGCAGGATCGGGCCTAAACACATCAACGTCAGCGCTTCTTTGCTTCTTATCGTAAAGCTTGCTTACGATTGAATCGTATTCATCAATATACCTATTGATAACCTCTTGTGGATTTGTAATATCGGACCAGGAAATCTTTCTGGTTTGGCCATCAACCGTGATCTCTACATCGGGAAGCTTGGGCTCTGGAAGCCTTGCGTAGTTCAACTCTACCGGGCGCATTGATAAATACGTCAGATCATGGAAGGAAAACTCACCGTCTAAACCACCAGGAATCAAAGCCGGTTTGAGTTCTTTGGTTACCGGAACAACAGTAATGGTCAGATCAACAGGCTTATCGACACCAGCAACCTTGACCTTCACCTTGATTGTGCCCGACACATCAGCAAGCTCAGAAGCGCTTCCAAGCGATTCGCGGACCCTATTGACCTGACTACCAGTAAGCTGGGATGTCGAGATTTGCCCCGAAAGCCCTGACGCAATGTGCTCATCAATAGCTTCATGGGGTTTGCCTCCAACCACCTCGTCCGACACGTTCATCTGGTCTAAAAGCTGCTCAGCAAAGCGCCTAGGCCCTACCACTCTGCGAGCGTTCAGCGACCGTCTGTCGGCTGCTGACAGTGGTTTCCGTTGGGCGGGGTCTGGAGACATGGTGGCGTCGAGGAGATCCCACATTGCATCAGAAACTGTCTTGAAATCAGAACGAGTAGGCGGTTCAGGTTGCCTTGTTCTTAAGTTCGACCCGTCTACCTCAAATCTGTCTCCATACGGACTTTTAGGGTTTGCAACCCACTTCCATTCTTGTTGAGTCGGGTCATAAATCATTTTGCCAGCGACATTTTCAGGGGATATTTTGCTACGAATAACGGCGTCACTGGCACCATAAAGCCCCTCAATTCCGCTCTTGTACCCTAGACCCTCCGACTCAACAGTTAGCCCAATACTTTTTGCCGGAACGACAATTATGACTCGCTCTTTGGAGCTTAGGCTGTCTGCTGGCGCAACATAAAGACCCGGCTCCTTAATTGAGCTAGTGCGAGCAGTGCCATCTGCTTGGAAGGTAAGCCTGCCAATCCCGCGTGTCGGGGGTGAAATCGTTGCATCGATTCCTTCATCCATGAAAATGTCTAAATACTTGGCCCGCGTGGTGTGCTCTACAACAATCAAATCATCCGGCTTTGGTTGCATTGCGGGCCTGAAGGGTATTTTGCCTCTATCTGTATAGTCGGGGGCAAAAAGAGGCTCATTACCAACAGCAGTCGGCCTTGGAGGGCCGTACATCATGCGGCGATCAGTTGGAGCCCAGGTTCCTTTGTTCGTTACGCTCTTTGCTTGTGTTGGCTCAAACACCATGTAGTGAGTTGCTGCAAGCGGAAGCCTTTGTCCTGGTGTAAGCACTCTAGTCTGTGGGTCATACTTGTCTGAAAAGAAGCGATGAGCGTTGGCAATGATGCCATCGTAGCCAAGCTGTTCTACTACCTGTCTAGCGAATTCATTCTGAAAATGAAGCCCTTCTGGGCCTGAGCTATCAAACCTTTTGTCTATCATCGTGTCCCATGCTTTATGCGCTGGGATTTGAGTTACGCCACCCTTGGTTTCCCTTGAATCTAAAACAAACTCTTTTAGTCGCTCAACCTGATCTACAACCACCCCTTCTTTTGTAAGACGAGCAGCAACCGTATCGATAGCATCCATAAGCGCTTCGCCAGTGCCGTCGTCTGCCCACCTGAATGAATGGGCAACGTCTTTCATCTTGCCGTATTCATCTAAAATCAGCGGGTTTTGGATGCTCAAGTACACAGGGTAAGCCTGCATTGCACCGTCTGTTTCAAAGTCAATTCTTGCCATGGCATCAACCACAACGTCTTTGAACTCGTCTCTTATGATTTTTACGTTCGAGTCTTCAATAGCATTTTTCAATCTTTTTTGAGCGGCGTCAGATATCTTGGAAAAGGCATCAGTTTTAACAAAGTCTTTTGCCACATTGACGATGTCAACGTCTGTGTAGCCATCAAACTCAACGTATATGTTTGATTTGTATTCATTAAACGCCTTGAACCACTCAGTTCCTTTCTCCATAAACAGTGGATCTAAAGAAGAAAATGCGTAGTGTTCCGCAAGGTCATACGCTGAATCCGTAAAGTAAACAGCAGACCCAAAATATGCCTCTACATTTCCAGGCTGGAACTCATCAAAGCTAAACGGGCTTCCGTGCCAAACCTGAAGAGGTTTTTCTTCGCCATCTACCGCCTTGGAATCTTTGAACCAGGACTTGAACTCCGCAGATGAAGTCGGTGGTGCTACTGTGCGATCTGGAAGCAGTGCAGGACCACGCAGTGCCTCGGCCCGCTCGAAAAACGGCAACGACCGTGTTGGCTCAATGCTCAACTCACCAATGTCTTCTGCTACTTTCAAAGCAGCCGAAAGTGCCGATTGATCCCCAACAGAAAGACCGAGCAACTGACGAGCAACAGCAACGAAACCCTCCCAAAGGTTGGGATCGGTAATACCTAGTTCTTCAGCGAGTTCATCACTAATCTTGATTGCTCGAAGATCATCTTGGAACTTAGAATTTGAAAGGGCCTCTGCTAAAAACTCTCTCGTGTTGTTGTATCCATAAAGATTCGCATTGGTCGTTTGTGATTTCGCCTCCTCGAAAAGACGATTCAATCGATCTACCTCAATAGATCTTGGATTCATTTCCATTTTGCCCACGGTAGCAGCATGAACCAATTCATGAATTGCTGCCCGGACCATGCCACCCGGTTGATACGATGATCGCGCTGGGTCGAGAACAACGTGGCCCTTGTCATCCCAATACTCACCGGCCCTACCAGGCGTGTCTGACAAGTACGTCTTTACGGATGTGCTCCATTTAGCTGTTCCTGATTCATCCAGAGTTTCAATGACTCTATCGAGAACAGTTCTGTCAAACTCATCAGTAAGTTGATCCCTCAACCACCGTGCAGATTCTTTAGCGGGTTTGTTTTGCCAGTTTTCGTTCCAATCCTTACGAGGAATCTGGTTCCCAGGGGACGGAGGACCAGACATTTGCCTGCCTCTCGGAGGGCCATACATCTCCCGTCCCCTTGATCGTACAGGCTGGGTAGGCGCGTCTGACATTTTAACAATGTCAGCATCATCCACCATAAACGTCTGCGGATATCTTCCTGCCTCTACTACTGTGCGAACTCTATACCTGTAGCCTTCATCAAACTTTGCTGAACCAGGCAAGAACACATTGGCAACATACCCATCAACAATGGTTTCTACTGATTCTCCATCACGAAGTCCCGTCTCAACATAGTTGACTCGATCACCAACATTGAAATCAGGCTCATCAAACTCAGCACGCTTCGCTTCGTACCCGCGAACCAAGTTCATAAACTCATCGGTGTATATTGACTGCCAATCAGAGCCCCTACCCTCTGAGGTTTTACTAAATTTAAAACTACCACCGTCAATAGACTCGTAGCCACGATTTAGATCCCAAGTCTCTTTGAATGGAGAAAAGGTAGCGTGCGTAGACTTCTCGCCAAGAACGTAGTCCTCTCTTGCTGCCAACCTGGCGTGACGCTCGATTATTTCAGCGCTAGCATCGGGCCGATATTTCGTTTTTTTAATCTCTGGAAGCGCGGCGACCTGACGTTCACGAATCCCAACAAAGCTGGCCGCTGCTTCTCTTTCCCCAAAGGGAACATCTTCAATCAGAACCGGATCTTCCAGATCATCTGCAAACTTTCCAACTAACTCTTCATCAAGACGACGAAGTTCGTCAATGACATCGTCAATCGGTCTTCCAATATTATCTAAATGGTCTACACCAACGTCAAACGCTTTCCACCCTTGAAGTCTTCTTCTGTTAATCTCAGAAGCATCTGAAATTTCAGATGCTTTACCATCAAAAAGACGCTTCATATGACTAAGAAACATCGGATGAAATTCTTCAAAAGAACGAGGGTTTTTTCGGCTCATTGCCCTAAAAAGTTTTTTCAGACGAACAATAAGCCGGTTGAAAATTTTCCTTACAGAAGGAGCAAAATCGCTTCTGCTGATCACCTCTGGCATCTTGTTGTAGACAACGTATTCAGCAAACTTCTCAGCGTACCACTCTAAGAAGCCAATGTTTTTCCCTTGGTTTTCAAGATTCCATCTTGTATAGGGGGTTTCATCCACCAACCCAGTACGCTTAAGTTCATCGAAATATACACGTCTAAGATTCGCTACCTCACTATCCGAAAGAAACGACATCATGACCGCATGTCCCATTTCATGGGCAAACGTATAAGTCATATGGTCAAGAGACTGAAGCCCCTCAACATGAGTGTCTACTCGATTGGTAAGAAAGTCTTCTACTTGCGCTAAGGAGATCTTTCCTTCATCTGCATGATCTATAAAGTCGCTAATGAAATCCTTGATGCTTGGGTCAATGTTTCTGCTGCCAAGCAAAGCATCTCTGTTTGCGACTAAAGAATCAATAAACCTTTTCTCTCTTAGGTTTAGGCCATCCTCAAGTCTGCTGTGCGCGATCTTACGAATAATCTGGGTTAATGTTGCTCCCTCCAGATCCGATATATCGCCGCCATCTAATTTTGTTAAAAGCTCTTCAAACGTAAGCTTTCCAAGCTTTTCGTTCTCAAGAATACGCATTGGGTCCATTGTTCCCGCAACATCTCCTTGCATATCAAAAAGCTCGATAAACGAATACACACGATCACCGGGAAACTTCTTAGCGGTGCCCTCAAGTTTTACAACAGAGGTAGTCCCTGCACTGTCGAGAGGGGCTCTGCCTAACTCTTCATCAAGACGACGAAGTTCGTTCAGAACCGGATCTTCCAGATCATCTGCAAACTTTCCAACAGCGGTGTCAATCCAGTCTTCAAGCCCGATGTCTCTAAGAACACGAGAAGGCATCGCGTGAACCATCGAATACAAGAAGACGTACACATCGTCTGGAAGACCCCTTTCCTTTAGATCATCAAGCTTGCTTAGAAGTGCTTGCTTACCAAAGCCGGGAGTTACTTCAGCAGATGTTGACTTTACAGTCCGTTTTATTTCAGCCTGTGCCTCAGCGATGCTGTCACGCAGGGACTTGATCCTCTTACTAAAACCAGTCTCGCCCTTTACCATGTTGGTGTACTTGCTTAGCGCTGCACGAATCTCGCTGACGGCTGCGTCGTCATTGTCTGCAATCGCCTTCATTAGCCGCCGAAGAAGCACAGTAACTACTGCTTGGTGTGCAAGCTCCGGGTCGGCAAGCTTGGCAGCAAGCACCACAAGCTCACCTGCTGTTAGCTCCTCAAGAAGCTTTCCTTCTAAATCAACAGAAGAGACAGACCTGAGCCGTGCGCTATTCCAACCGTCTTTATCTGATAGCTTTAGCTCATCTATCAAGTCATCAGCGATGTCAATATCACTAAAGATTGCTTTGCCAGCATCATCAAGCTTTAGTCCGAAAGACTTTAATAACAAGTCTTCTACTGCATAGCCCTTGAGTCCCCCTCCCCGTTCGATTCCGAATAGCTTTGCCTCAAAGCCAGCAACAATTTCAAGCGCGTCTTCTGCGCTTCCAGTTTTTCGTAGCGCTGCAAAGTACACTCTTTCAACAAGCTTCATCTGTACTTTGATCGCATCAAGGCCATCGTCAACACCTTGGAGTTCACCTTTTTCCGCCATTTCTTCCAGACGTTTCTTCATTCGTCTAAAGACTTCGGATTGTTGAAGTTCCTCAACCCCTTCATAATATCGACTGGCTTCTAATCCGAGCCTTGAAACAAACTTACGTCCACGCGCTTCTGCTGTTGCATGGATGATGCTACGAACCTCACGAACAGACAGCCCGACAACCTCAAGCGCATCATAAATCTCTGTCCAGTGAGCCCGAGGAAGACCTTGAAAAGGGTTCCTGCCTTTAGCAATGTTGTCTTCATAAATCCTGAGTGCCATTTCGCCCCAGGTTGCTCCTACTCCAGGGAATGGCGCTTTTACATCCTTGGGTCTTCCAAACCGGAAGCTACCTTCATCACCCTCAAGACCCCGTGCTCTACGAACATCGCCATGCGACATCCTAGTTTTATAGGCTGTTGACTGCCTAAATTCCGCCTCAAGGCTTTTCCTGGTGCGCTTCCAAAGACTGTTGACTTCTGCGTCAGACAAATCGTCGAGAGTTATCACTTCAGAAGGGCCGCCAACTTTCTTTCTCCTGGCGTCCATTTTCTTGGCAAGCAACGCATTTGCATTGGCATCGAATATTTCTAAGGCTCTTGCCTGCCTCTGAGCAGGGGTCACCGTTGGAGCAATGGAATCCCATGCCCATTTGGGCGACAAGGCATAGAGGGCTCTTGCACCTCTACTAGCCCCCGGTAACCGCTTTGAAGCGCCTGCATATCTAAACGGAGACGCGACAATCGTCTTGGCACCTTTGAATATGCCCGTTTCCCACGGAACAAAAATGTCAGCAGCAAACCCAGCGCCACGCATTGAACGAACAATCTTACCATTGGGGTCTGCGCCCATGCCTACAGCCCACCCAGACATTGCCCCCTGCATGCCCCAACTTTCTGATTCTGGGTGCAAATTGTACAGAACCTCTGCAAGAAAAGAATCACCCCTTTCCTCTCTATCGTAGCTGCCTAACGTCAAGACCTCACCAAGAGGGTCCAGACCGTATCTAGCAATGGTTGTAGTCCCAAGCTCAGCAATGCCGCCAAATATTCTTAAATTATAGGCAAGCGTAGATTCCTGATGCCAAAAGGATGGAACCCCATTTTCATCTACATCAAATCTTTTATCCTGAAAAGCACTTTCTGTTAGACCTAGTGCAGCGGACCTACCGCCACCGAAAATCCTTTTGTGTGCCCCTCGCCAAGCATTAACAGCCGTGGTGATCTTTTCGTTTGTCCTGTCAACTTTCTCAAAAAGAGGTTCTGGCAATTGACCAATAGGTGTTCTATTCAAAACATAGAACAAATCTTTTAGCCAATCGTTGTCTTGATCGAAAACAGCATCGCGATCTCCCTGCCTTTGTGCGTACTTAATGTGATCGATAAGAATCCTTCCTATCTTTGGTTCAACCACTACTAATTTTGGGTCATTTTGGCGTGCTACGGCGGTCAGGCTACTAACGACAGATTTCCATTCCGGTGTCCACTGAGCCTGAGGAACAGACAGCCCAGCTATCAAATCGTCAGTGGTGAACTCATACATGTGCATCCATCTAAAATGGAGGTCATCCCTGCTGAAGTTGAGCCAAGCTTTTCTCAAATACTCTTCTTTCTCCTCTTCAGTTCTAAAACCAGAGGGGCCAACATTTGTACTTACTACAGACCACAGAGCTTTGATCGAATCAGTACCCCTTGCGTCTTCGATTCCCTGATCAGGAAGAATATCAAAAAGTATGTTGTCCAACTCTTCATAGAAAGGGGTGGCAATTGTAGAGCCAAGCCTTTGAGTTTGAACAATGGGAGAAGTAAGTCCTTTAAAAGCACCATAACCCCAATCCGATGCTCGAACTCCACGAGGATTATCAGAGAAATGGCCTCTGTCTAAAACAGCTTCAGCGGTACTACTAAACGGCTCAAACTTAGAAAGCCCCCGCATGATGTCGCTATCAGCATAATGGGACATTGTTGCGCCCCATGTAGCGTCACCACCCATGTAACGGACGTATACATCACGAAGAGAATGATCTGGAAGCATGTCAGCATGAAGATTCTGCAATGCGATTACAAGGTCATCATCTGAGAATTGAAGCGGATCTTTGTGGCGCAACATTCTAACCAGGGCTTTATACACACCATGTGTCTGGCTATCCTTCGGCATCCGAATGCCTGGAAAACTCTTCGAGCCTACCCACATATAATTAGGCGAATAATCCCTCGTGTCGTATTCAACCTTATGAACCAAACGCTTGGCTAGTTGTACGTTGTCCTCTACCCTTTCACCCTCGATGTAATCCTGAAGCCACTGGTATTTACCATCGGCCCAAGCTGTTCTTGCCCCCTCGTAAGCTTCAACATAGGCCAACGCTCTGTGGCCTTCGTTTTTCCAACCATGCCATTGAGCAACGTTCGGATTCCAATCGTCGGCCAACATATCATCCAACATGCGCGACAGCCTTCTCATCTGGGCTACTTCACCGTCAGTAAGGTCTCCTGTTTTGGGCTGTTTTTTTGTTCCGTGTCTTTTAAAATTATACGAATTCTCGTCATACTCTCTGATCCACCACTCTTCCCCAAGCTCCTCTTCGTTTGCATGAGGGCTGCCTTTGTACAGGAACAAATGAATCCCTGGAGGCATCCAAGATTGTTGTGTCTGAGCGAATGTGTCCCACTCCCACTTATCAAGATTACTAGGCGCACCTTTTGTGCCGATAAGTGATGTAACGATACCTGTCAGGCCGCCATACACGTCACCCACAAGCGGGATTCTTTTGACTTGCCTGTCTAATGATTCCACTGACTGATACGCCTCGTCTCGAATAAGCTGCCCACTCCCCCGACGAACATTCGACCAAAGCTCTTTTCGTACTTCAATAAGATCTGTTTCGTTAAAAGCCTCTGATTTTCCCATGTTGTTTAGGAAGGCATTCCACCGGCCCATGTCCTCAATCTGAGATTGGATATCTGCTCGGATAGCAGTTGCCCTGTCGGCTGCTGTACGCATCTCCTGGGAATCAGGAGGCAGGGTTCCAGGCATTGGAATTTTAACTAAACCTCGATTGAGGACTCGAATGACTTGGTGATTTATATTGTCGTGAGGCTTGCCCTCTGCCTCGTATGCCCCAATCGTTGTTTCAGCGACTAAATCAGGGCCAAGAACGCTCTGGGCATTAATCATATCCAAGATTTTCTCTCGGATTTCCTCCCTGCTCATCCCTTGATCTTCAAGCAAGATTTCTGCATTGAACAGATTTTCAGACTGTAGTTCTTCCAACTCCAGGGTGCCATTATCGATCTCGCGTTGGAATACGCTGTTGAATTCACGCTCTTCCTTTTGCTCGGCCTTCTTTTGCTCCCGCCGGTCTTCCTCAATAGCCCCCGTCAACTCCAAGGTAAAATCGTCAACCTCAGAGGATACTCCAGCGTTACGCTTAAGAGGCTCTTCATTGTCAGCGGCATTGGCGTCTTTTATCGCTTGTATAAGGGCATCTTCATACGCCCTGTCTTCTTCGGTGGGTCCATTAGGATCAGCCATTTTATATCCTTACATACTGTTTAATAACAGATCGTCATCGCTAAAGGGCCGCACCAAAGGCTTATCCCTTAGAAGTTCTGGATTCGTTATTGGCTTTTGTTCGAGGAAAAACGATAAATCAGCAGGGCCGATTCCTGACGTAGCTTCTACCCGTGCGCTTTCTGTTCTGTATAAACCTTCCATATTTTGTAAAGTTTTTTTAGCCGACTCCAGTGCCTGAGGATCACCAGTCCCTTCATCCAATTTTTTCTGTAAATCAGCTATATTTTTTTGTTGAAGTTCAATCGAGGACCATAAAATTCCAGCAGAAGTTTCATGATATCCTTCTGGGATCGTACCAGACGTTACATAAGCGTCGAAAATGTCATTAACAACACTGGGGGGCGGCTCTACCGGCTGTACCGGCTCTACGGCTTTCTCGACTTCTACTCGCCTTTCTTCAGCCAAATCAGCAACATCGCCGCCACCTGGAATCGGTCGCTGTCCAACTTGGGCGAATGACTCTGCAATACCGCCAAGGACCTCAACCGCATCTCGTGCTTCCGAAAGCTCACGAACAAGCTGATCTTCCTCAAGAACGGCACCCCTTAGCCGATCCTCTAAGCCACGCCTTTCTACAGGCAAATCGACCGACAACTCAATATCTTCTCTCAATTCAGAAATATTTCTGCGGGAATCCTCGTGTCTCACCTGAGTAAGAAACAGGAGATTGTCCGCAAAGTCCTTACGCTCATCAAACGACATGGTGCGCCAACCTAACAGCGGGTCCCTAAGCTTACCCATTGCTTCAAACTCTGATCTAAAGTCGGTAAGTCGTGCAATCGCAGCCTCTCTCCCAGGGTTGTTCTGGTTAGGGTCTGCTTGCAAGAGATTGAACCTTCTAAGAAGAGAGTCAAGATCTTCAACGGTGTCTTGAAGGTTGTTGCCAGCACCAGGAAGGCCAAGCTTAGACTTGATGAAGCTTGGGATTTCAACCTGTTCGCCAGCCTGTTCAACCTCTTTGCGCTCACGGCTAACCCTTTGTTCTTCTACCAAAGTTTCGGCCTGAGATGAACTAACGTTACTTAAGTCATTCATAAACCGATTCATGTCGCCGGTTTGATCAAGGTTTATAAGCGAGCGCTCAATGGAGTTTGCAATACCAACTCCAATCTCATTGCCGCTTTCTTTTAGCTCATCGATCTTCTGTGAAAGCTCATTCCACGGAAGCCCGGTGCCGCTATCCACATCCTGTTCAAACTTTGCGAGAAAGTCCCTAATACCACGAGCACTCTCAGTGTCCCCATAAGCAACAAGCGCTGTTGGTTGGTCGGCTTCTTCTGCAATAGCGCTTTCTTCTAAAATGCCTTCTGCTCGGTCGGGCTCAAGATCTTCGGTAATGCCAGGAGGGGGTGGCCATTGATTGTTAATGGACCACTCAAGAGCTTCAGATGGGTTCTCATGCTCAGACAGAATGTCAAACATCTCGTTGACTTGGCGCTTGCCTCTTGGTGTTTCAATCGCACCAGCGACGGTGTTCGAAAAAGCCTCAACCCATGCGGGAGCCCTTGTGAAAGGGTTATCTGTAATCCAGTTCTGGGCAAAATCGCCATTACCTAAATTGAGCAGACCTCCTGTCGAGCCTAAGGCTTCTCTTTTTTCCTCTACTTTTTTAATTTCTGCATCAAGATCGTTGAGTCTATCTTGTAGATTATCGTACTGCTTCCTAATGGGGTCCTTTGAACCCTCAGCAAGCATCTTTGTTATGCCTTCCCTTTCTGGAGGCACTCCCGATCCAATAATGGCTGAAGGGCTTCCACTCTGTATTCCTCGAAGTCGTCTGGCTGTTTCATCGTCTTGCTTTTGAAAGCCTGGACCAGCACTGCTATCTAGATAGTGCTTGTACCTGAGTTTATCAATATTGGGAATCCCACCAATCTCGCCTGGGTTTTGCTTTCGCAATTGCTGATACCACATGTCAGCATACTCAACACCACCCTCGCTACCGGCAAGCGCCCTGTACATAAGATCAATTGCCGCAGCGCCTTCTGCGGAGTTTAGTGGAGCGCCTGCTGCAATCGTTCCTTTGAAAACACGCGCATTACTTCTTGCTGTATTTTCAGTAAAGTTACGCTGACTTGCAAGTTGATTGGTCGATACTTGAATAGCCCGCGTAATCTGGCTGTTGTTAAAAATCTTTTGGTGATCTTCCGTGGCTTTAGTGTAACGAGCATTCTCCTCTTTTTGGATTCGAGAAGTTGCTTCGAGCCTAATCCTCTCCATTTCGTTATTGTGTCGAGTGACAGCAGACACAGCGCCTTGAGAACTCGCCGCAAGCGCACGCTTTCGACTGTCCTCACTTCGCTGCCCGGTAACAACCAAAAGGCTTTGCTCACGAATAAGATCGTTCTTTTGTTTTACAAGATCTCTGTATAGACGTGAAAGTTCTTTTTGGTCAAAGTTCCTCTGCCTGAACTGATTCTCAATCTCTTTCCAGAGCACCTTGTCTCGATATCCAGTGAACGTCTTGAAGTACTGCCCGAAGACAGTCTTGTCAGGAGCGTCGATTAGATCAAACATTGATTGATATTTACCCATCTGTAAATCCTTCTTTGCTTAGAGCATTCCTTCTACAACGTCTTCAACCTGATCGTCGCCCCAGATCCTGCCGTCTGGACTTTTTACATAGCTATCAACTAACCCTGTAGCTCGGTTTGTAAGCTCTAAAATGAACCAACCGGGAGTTGCGCTACTAGCGGTCCATTTGTCATCAGGAATCGCAAGAACGTTTGTAGGAAGATTGGCTCGTTCTGCTGGAGCAATACTTTCAAACTCATCAACCTCAATGGTCATATCTGGGGTGATCGTATTCCAGCGTCCCTTCTCCGACAGCTTTGCCTGATGTTCCGCTAAGGCAGGGGAAGGAGCAACAGGCTGTTGCCCAGCAGGAGGTGCCGAGGCAGCCGCCCCCTGCTCAGGGACCGACTCCGTTACAGAGGGGGTTGCCCCGGCTGGATTAGTGGACAAAGCCCTGGCCATAATGTCAAGAATAGCCTGCTTGTCTCCGCGCTCTTCAGCGGCTTGAATCGCAATCCAGGCCTGATTCCTGATCTTTGGATCTTGAATCTTATTCAACGAAGGAGCAACCTGCTCTACAGCCTCGCCCGCGTCTTTCCTTCCTTGTTGTACAGCAACATCACCAAGGAACTTATCAACAAAGCCAACGCCTTCCTTCATGACATTGTTAAGGGTCTGGGCAGCCTCCATTCCAAGCGTCTTGTCGTCTTTGATTCCTTTTGCGCGTTCGCTCGCAACATATTGGGCGGCTTTTACAGAGGATTCCATAAGCGACGTGGCTCCCGCACGCATGATCTGTCCGACCTGACCGGCAGACATTGCTCCAGCACCAGACAGTGCCGTTGTCATGTTCCGCATTGCGGTAGCATGGTCGCGAAACAGTGCCGGGTACACCAAGCCTTTTGCTGCTTCTTCCCGATCACGACCCAACGCGCCTGCCTCGTTTTTGTCTTTGTAGGTTTTCCACTCGTCTAATGCCGCACCAAAGGCTGGACTGAAAGCCGTAGCGCCCGCCCAAAGACCTCCCTGCAACAAAGTTCCACCGGAAGCCGTACGAAAGAACTTGGCGGTTTGTTTCCACCTTGCTTCCGCATCACGCTCTTCAGGTGTCTGCCCACGCTCCTCAGGAGCAGTCATCGGATCACCAACGGCAGCAATGCCCTCATCTGCCCTTGTGCCTGCTTCTGCCTGTTCTATAGGCATTCTTCCACCAAGACGTTGACGGCGCTGCTCGTTAGCTTGTTGTAGCTTCTGTCTGCCTTGTTCTTGAATATCAGGGCGTCTTGCTTCTTCTTCTTGACGAGTCGCCAAGGTGGGGTCTGTCAGAGTGGCCCGAGCACCCGTAAGCTTAATCGTAGGTTTAACTAGCTCTTGTGATGAATCAAAATTTTCGATAGAAAACTCATCATCCAACTCGGCAGCAGCCAAAGCACTTTTCTGTTCTGCCTCAGAAAGATTACCTAGCCCTTTGGCCGCCCATTGTGCTTGTTTTATAAATTCAATGGGAGCAATCGGATCGTAATGTGGTTCTCTTAATCCATGCGATGGAAATAGTCCGTCAGTAGCCATCTCTTCCCCTTAGTAGCCGTGTGTGTTTTGTCGCCAGTTGAAATAGCTTGAGCTTGATGCCCCGCCGCCTTGAACAGGCATGCTTGTCTCTAATACTTTTGAATCAGAAGGCGTTCCCGCACCCTGTATTTTCGCAGCGTCTTCTGCCGCATCCATGCTTTCTTTTTCGGCTTCCTCTTCTGCAACGTTTGCCATGCCTTCCGTAACTCCTTGAACCGTACCAAGAGTTAGGCCCAAAATCCCGCCGATAGCAGTGCCGAGACCTGGGGCGACCGCTGTCCCCAGTGCTGCGTACTTTGCGCCTGTTTCTGCCGCCTGAAGAGCAGCATCGCCTGCGATTTCTTTTTTCTGGTCTGAAGTGTAAGCCATAGGCCCTCCGTCTCACGGTCTGATTCTATAAGACAAAAGCCTAAATGTCTCATCAAGAATAGTTTGAAAGAATAAACCAGTGGCTTCCATCCGATACTATCATTATCGCATCATGTTGAGCGGTGAACGTTTTTGTCGTGCTTCCGTTGATTGTTTGCGATCCAGAACCATCAATGATCATGCTGTTTGCAGGCACTGCCTTTTTGAAGCCAAGCATCAAGCCTGGACAAGTACCAGCAGATGGCAAGGTGACGGTGACATCCCCTCCGCTTGTAATGACCTTGTAGAAGGTAGCCTGAGTAGAAGAGATGGCCACATCAGCATTTATGGTTGTAGTACCAAACTCTATCGTGCTGGTCTTCAACGAATGCAAGAATGCGCGAACACCCGGCTGAATCGCATTTGAAGCAAGTGCTGCGGCGCGTTCAATCTTTACCGCAAGTGCGCCCTCGATGTTTTCAATCTGCTGTTGGAATTTGAAAGCCACCCCGTTAGCGGCGTGCTCTGCAAGGTCTTTTGCCGTTTGAATCTTGTAGCGCAACGCCTTTGAGACAGACGCTTCCGAAACCGACGCGCTCGATGCAGTAGCCGAGATCACCGCATTCGAAAGATCTCGAATCTTTGAAGCATCGATGGCTTCATCAGGAATCTCTGACCAATCAATCTGAGTACTTTCTTTTACGGACCTGCCGCCACGAAATGCCATAATCAACTCGAAGGGTGAATATCTACAATAAAACTGCGATTAGAAACTTGAACGTTTCGCACTTGGCCAGGACTCGCGCCAGAAATCGCTATTCGGATTCCATATGTGTAAATACCAGGCGACACATCTGTAAACCTATACGCCATGCTGTACTGCTTGCCAGACCCGACCAGCCAACCAAGGGTGCCGCCATAATCGTCGGCAGCAGGCCCAGGCTTCATGTCCAACAAGGTCCCGTACAAGCGCCTATATGTTCCGACATGGTCTATTGTCGTGGTTTCCGTATGGCTTGTGAGATTGAATGAAGCGACGTGGAAGCTTTCAAAATCAGCATCCCCATGAGTGCCACCGCCCTGTGTGGTTTCCTTGTTCTTGTTCTCGAACTCTCGGGCAAACCAACTCGACACAATGAAGATATCGCTTGTGGATTCTACTTTTACGGTAGCCGTCAGGCCAGGGACAAATGTTTTTTCTTTTGCTGATTCTTTATTGAAAAAGGCAGACCTTGGCGCATCTGACGAGTGCATCCTCCAATGGGTTTGGGCCGATGTGAAATCAGATCTTGGGTCTGGACTTAAAAAGAAGCTCGGGCCATAGACCTGTGATTTTTCAACCCACTTCCCTGATGCCAAATCAACAGACGCCACACCACCATTAATCGCAGTCCTCGCGTTATCCAGCGGGGCCTTTACGTCAGCCGCGCTGATTATGGCGTTGTTCACAAAGTGTGACTTAGTGTATGCCATCTCTACCCCTTGTACTTTTGAATGTGCCCGTTCAAAAAACCAATCGTTCCGCCACCGCTTGTGCTCTTACTGGGCGGGTCTTTCATTCTGTATTCTAAACTGAATGTACGATTCGATGTGTCGGTCATTGCTCGATTATCAATCAAATGGGTAATATGAAATTCAAACGTACATGGAAACAGAAGCTGAGCCGCACTCTCATCGGGATCTCTTCCAAGCTGGAAGTGCCGTTGTGTGTGTGGAAGTGAAGCCGGGACGCCGTCTACACGTTCTAAGAGACGAACGCCCATCCACGGCGGCTGCTCAGACCCTGCCGTGGTTGTTGTTTTTAGTGCTGTCCCGTTAAGGCGAACCTCGCCTGAGACTCTCACAATCGCAGCGTGACAATCAGTCATGCTAACTGAGAGCGAAAAGCCAGTAGCCGGAAACGTCGTCCATGTTCCAGCCGTTGACGAAACAGCAGTTCGCTGATTGTGATACACTGAACCAGATTGCGTACATACAGGGAAACTAATGTTCCGCTTATCAATGCCCCCCTCTCGAATGTTCTCCTGGTTCACTTGTAGAAGCGCAGACTGGATACCATCTTGAAGGTCGTTTGGCGCAGTAATGGTGGTTGCGTCACCCGGAGATACTGTAGTCAGGGTTACTCGACTCATCTTGTCCTCTTTGTAATAATCAACTCACCAGCCATCCACCGAAAGAAAGGATAGTCATAGAAATCCGACTGGTCAGTCCACTTGGCTAAATCGCTGCTGCCACTTGTATGCTGATCATATGTAGACGATTCATAGAACCGCACAAGAAGCCGCACTTCATGTGATCCAACCGAAACCGGCAACACTCCACAAAGAAACGTATTGTTCTTTGTAAGATACCTAGTGTGTGGGCCAGCGTATGCTACTTGAAACCCATCAACCACCAATTGAAACTCCATTCTCATATGGTCCGAAAAATCATTCTGTGTGGCGTCTACAGAGATAGCATCATCGTAAGAAATATTAGTTCCGATCTTTGGGTAGATTTCCCAACTTATCGAAGCCTCTACAAGCAGCAAAGTGTCAGCATTAGCAGCCACATCTGTCTTAGTAAGCGGTGTGTCTACCCACGATTGGGAATCGATAGCGCTGACTGCCACCGGGCTATTTATCTGGGTTGTTGAAAACGTATTGAATATAGACGCGCCAACCTCTGAACCAACAACAACGCACGAATCTGGCAGATTGTCTCGATCCATGCCACCGTTGATCTCTTCAACATAGTGAGCAATGTTCAAATTCCAATCATCAGCAGAAACTATGTCTCCATCCTGAAAGTCTTTTACTGGGTATTTCCAAGCCATTAGCGCCTCGTCTGAAGAAGTACTTCGTTAATGGGCAAACGCTCAACCATTGCGCCAGCAGTCAAGCCAAGGTCAAACCCTAAAACTTCAATCTGTCGCCCAGCAGCCTCCAGGGTAATCCGCAGTTCACGACAAGCAGGTTGAGATGATGTGGACACGTCAAACCTTACTGGCACAGGGACATATTCATTCCAGATTGCCGAGGTGCTGCCCCACCTTTGGGTTCCATACACACCCAAACGGTGCTCAACGTTCTGCTGGTCTTGGCCTTTCGCGGCGACCTCTACGTCCGAAATGTGTCGGTTCACCCTGTACTTTAACTCAATGTCATTGTCCCCATAACCAATCGTATGAACCAATACATACTTTGGATTTACTGCATTAAACACTCCACCAAAGTTAATATCGATTGATTCCCACATTGGGGAAATACTATAGGAACCCTTAGTGCTCCAACCATGTGAGTAAACGTGAACACCGGGATTAGACGTGGTGTCGTTTGATCCAAAGAAAAAATATCGACGATGATCTGAAGAAACAACCGCACAACCCATCGGGTAGTTTTCTCTGAACGACCACCCTCCGACTTCCCTATGGAACACAAAGACGTGGTTGTTCTTGTCAGATCCATCAATGGGAACAGAAAGCCAATACTCTGAATCTTGTGGATACCATGTACCAACGGCTTGAACCGCTGCTGAACGGTTGATTCTCTTGAACTCATCAGGAATTGCATCGGACAATTTGGTTAGACCAGAAGTCTCGCCGCTCCCTGATAAGGCACCTTTCAACAGGTAAACCCCTCCATCGCTAAGAAAGATAACGCCAAGGTTCGGGATTTCAACAATACTATCCGGGGCGCAACACCCCACATCTCTTGTGTAAACAGCGGAACTAAACGAACCGTCAGACCGCTGTGAGATGTAGTGAATCCCCCTACGCTTGAGTACCCACAACGCTCCTCGCGAGGGGTACAAGCCCATTACCGCACCGCCATCATCATCACCAAAGGTAAACAAGTTGTCCACCGGAAAGACCTCAGGCTGAAGCGGCGCTGAATATCGGACATCTCCATCACTGCTAGCGATAAAGATTCTATTTTGATGAGAAGCAATAAGGTGAGCGCCTTGCGGAAACGCACCAAAATCCAATGGATCTACCTGTGGACCCAACAGCCCGTCTGGAATCCCATCAACGTATGTCGTAGTGCGATTGTCTTGAATCTCTTCAAGAAAATAGAATCTTTCACTTACAGCAAGAGACGCTGGGTCACCGTTCGTATTTAGAATATTAACGGTTCTATAGATTCGCCTTGCCACAACCGTGTCGCCACCAGTTGGAATTGAAAGACTAACAAACTTCCTCCATCTGTACTGATCACCATCGGTTGGCTTATCGTTTTTTACAATGTTGCCTGTCTCGTCTTCATTAGCGCTTTGCCTTCCAATGATCGTATTACAGGCTGGACTGAGCGGAGATTCTTGTCCTCGCTCGTTTACAAAGCTTACTCGGTATCTGTAACCAAACAAAAGTCTTGGATCATCTTCATCAAACTCAGTCTCTGTGCCCGTTCTTCCTAATCCAAGGCCACGAGTTAGCGTACACGCCTCACGCGTTGCGCTACCGGATGGATTGCCCGGTGGGCCATCGAATCCTGCGCGTTCGACATAACGGCCATTGAACACCATTGGAATATCTCGGCCATTTACAAGGTACAAGAGTCCATTCCAGGCAACGGACTGTGTTCGAATATGTGGAGTTGTAATTTCAATTCTAGACTCCATCGTAGTACTCTTGCCGTCTACAAACGTGCTCCACTTATTCCCAGAATCACTACCATCGAAGAAATGAAACTTAAGTCCCTCGCTATTGTGATTCGACTCAAAGACTAAGAACTGCCTCAAGCCGCCTTGCTGTGAGAACCAATGAATGCTTTCTATTTCACCAAAGTTCTGAAAGTGTGCGCCAGTCCTAACTGCCGTGGTAGTGGTGGTGGTGGCGTCATCTCCAATACCAGTTGTGATTGTTTTTGTTGTTGTTACCTCTCCGTCTGGGACTATGGGCTGAAACCCACCAGCGGCCTTCCAGCTATCCTTGACGGTGTAATACATATCGCTGATCCGACGCGCAGTAACGTCGGAGCCAGGGAGCCAGCGCTGGTCCATCGTCCTTAGAGGACGTATTGCAAATAGTTTTGCTTTCACTTAATTTCTTCCTCCAGTTCTTGGAGAACCCTACCCCAAAATCCTTTGCTGGTAGTATTTTCTACTGCCCAAGATTGAAGCTGATCACGACCAGAAATCACAGATGGTAAATAATACCTTGTATGACCCGATAACGGATCTTTGTTTCGTATGGCTTTTTTAACTCTACCAATGCCCGCATTGTAAGACTGAACGGCAGTGTCGATATCACCGTCCGCCCACGTTCTGAGTTTGTCTAAATACTTTGCCGCAGCTTGAATGGACAACTCTGGATTCAAGCGCTCATCCAAGGAGTACCCTGGCATGACCTCATTCCAAGTTGCAGGGGTGAACTGCATCAGTCCAAGATCATTGGTTGGCCCTACCGCATCGGCTCTACCGCCAGATTCCTTTCCAGCAAGAGCAGCTAGAATATACGGATCAACATTGTATTCATCGCCAAACTCTTCAAAGCTTTGTCGGTGCTCACCCCAGGCTACCTTCGCGCCATCAAAAACGTTCGAGGCATATCTTCCTGTTTCTTCTGATTCCATCGAATCAACAACAGACCATACAGGCGAAGGCTGAGGTTCAGGCTCAGCCTCTCCAGGGTTGGATGGATTTATTACTTCCTCAGAAACAGCCGGTTGGTTGTCTTCGTTTCCAAGGATGATGTCGTATATGCTTCTCGAACCCACAAATCACCCGATCTGGCCGTAAGTTACCATGTCTTCCTGTCTCTTCTGTTCCATCCTCTGAAGTTCTGGCTCTTCCTCTAATGACTCTAAGTAGTTGAAAACACGGCCATATTCACGATCTATTCGTGGCCAATCTGAACCAATAGCCTTTAGGTTTTCAATCTCTTGTTCGTAAGGCGGCAGTGCTTCTGCTTGAGCCTGACGACGAATAGAGCCAGTATCAGCACCCTGCTTTTTAATAGGTGCAGGCCCAACGCCATGAACAGTGGGGATACCTTTATCCCTGGCCTCTCTTGACATTCGAGAAAACGGGTCCTTGTTAGTCATAGGGGATACGTCGAACTCCTTCATAGGGTCTTTCGCTGCCATAAATCATCTCACGTTTTAGAGGGAGCGCCATATAGGTATCCAAAACCTCGCGACATATCATTAAATGGCTGCCTTCGATAAATGCGATCCGCCCTATCAAGGTACTTCTTCTTCATCTGAAGAATCCGTTCAACTGCCATTTTCTCATACAGTTCCCCAACCTGAGCCTGACCATACTGACGATAAAGTTCAGCCACCGTTTTGTAGACAAGGATCATGTGATACTGGGGTGGAAACTGCGGAGCAGCCGTATCTCCGATAAGCCTGTGTGGTCTTGCATGGTAACGGATCTCACAGGTAATGTCGGAGTCTGGACGACGATAAACACTTAGCCACTCACGGGGGAGTTGCTCGAACAGAGGAACATCGTCTTGAGCCTGAACGCCTGTGTCCTCAAAGGTCTGATCAGACGTAGGCCATCCCATGGTAAGAGCGCCGCTGTTCGGTGGGATCTCTCCAATCTTAAAGAAACCAGTATTTCTGGTTGCATCTCTCCGATAGATGATCTTGCGTGTACTAATATCGAAAGTTCCTGGCGGGTTTTCCCAGAATAACCGAGCGCTTTGCCCGCCAGTCGTAGCGGTAACAGAAACCACAGCGGACGGCGGCGACTCCATGCCCTCAGATTCGAGGGTAATACAGTATTCATATGTTGAACCGCTACGAAGAGTACCGCTAGATGAAAGGTTCACTGTAAGCTCAAGCTCTTTCAGCGAAAGCATGTCTGCCTGGTCCTCAAGAACGATGATCGGATCACCAGATACTGTCCTATCGAGGATAAACTGCTCTTCCCGCCTTGGGTCAACGTAGGTCAGGCGGGTATCTTTCGTGCCAGAAGTAAACTCATCACGGATTGTGATCCCAAGAAAATCAACCATGTCCGTGGGAAATCGAACAATATCAAAAATAATCGACCAGCTTGATGATGTTGCCGTGGTGCCATCGTATTGGCTCATCAAAATCAGCGCGTTTGGCGATGCACTGGTATCGACATTTGCAATTCGATGCTCTACATCATCTGGACCCTTGAAGGTCATCCCCTCCATGTGGGTTCCAAATGTATAGGCGCTACTCGTAACAATCTTACTTCCGTTGGTTACTGTAACGTCCACAGATCCTGCGATGTCTGCGTATAAAGTCTGTTGGGTTCGCTTACTTAGAAAGCGCCAGGGTGATTCGGAGGCAATTTCTTCGTAATGACGATTGATAATACGAACAATGCTGTTGGTGTGTGTATTGATATTCGGGTTGTGATCGATCAACCCGTTCACTTCAGCAATCAAATCCTTTAGAATCATACAGCCTCCAATAAAAAAGCCCCTCGCAAGTATAGCTCACGAGGGGCTTTCAAGTAATCAACAACTATCGGTTTAGAATAAACCCTGGTTGATGATCATCACGTCTGCGTAGTTGGTCACGGCGGAGTCATCCTCAAGAGCAATAGCAACCGTTGGACCGAAAGTCGTTTCAGCCAACAGGCCTGCCATTCCTGCTGTTCCGCCACTAAGCGGACCACAGAGGGCAGAGCCAGCAACAACAGCAGCCTCTACATAGGCATTTTCATACTTGCCAGCAACCTGAACAACTACGTCTTCGCCAGCAGCAACGGTTTGAGTCGCAATGCCAAAGGTGAGCGCATTGTGTTGGGTAGAACCAAGGCCGACCACAGCGTTGGAACACGATGCACCAAGACCATTGGTGGTGTCCGCTGTAAGCGCCACAAATTGTCCTGCCACAGTAGCAGCAGATGCATAAAGGGTAACGAACTTCTTAGGAAAATGGCTTAGACCTTGGTCGCCAACTCCGCGTTTATAAACACTCATTTCTTAATCCTCTCACGAGTTTAGGTTTTTAAAAAGAAGGGGGACGAATGTCCCCCTTCAGAATCAACTTTAGAACGTTTCACCGTCATAAGCAATACCGGAAGAACCGAGATGCTTGGCGACAAGCTGACCGTAGAGACGGACAGTTGCACTACGCACATCGTACTCACCCGAGATCTTCTCGAACGGGCTGACATCAAAGTAACCTTCGGAATCAAAGATGAAGTGAATATCATCAAGATTCAGCAAGTAGAAGCTGATGGTAGCTGTAGAGTGAGTAGCAGTGTTGGTAGGCATGTAGTATTCGGTTTCCATACGGATACCGTCCCACATCTGTGCCATTCGACCACCGTCCAGCTTCTCCTCGTCAACGTAGCGCTCGTATGCACGGAGCGAACGCTTGAGGTTCTTGGTTCCCTCACGGGAAGCCAACCAGATGTGGGGGTCGCCACCAGGCGAAACAGCGGCGGTTTCGACGCGGAGGTCTTGCAATGCTGCAAGTCCGTTTGCGTTAAAGCTGTTGCTGATATTTGCACGCTGGTTGTTCCAACCGGGAACGCCAGAGTAGGTAGCCTTGCTAATACCACCAACGGTATTGCCTTGAGCCCCAACTGCGTTCTCCTCAAGGAAACCAGTAAAGCCAGCAGCGGTAGCACCATTCAGGGTGTTCCAGTCAGCAAAGCCACCGGCATCCACACCTTCAACGATTCGGCGCAGAAGGTTACGGCGCATAGCTCCCATGACAGCCTTGGTGCGAGCATCAAGGATGCTAATCACTGCGGCTTCACCACGGTTCTTGATCTCTTCATCTTTTGAGATCGCGATTGGCATGGTGACATGAGCGGGAACATACGATGCTGGGATGAGAACGTCCTGAACGGAAAGGTTCAGTTTCTCGTATCCACTCTGCATGCGGGTCGCGCTACTGTGCTCTGCGAATCCGAGAGGCTCCAGGTAACGGGTTCCTCCCTCAACGCGGGGGTTGCCTTTACCGTGAACTTCCTCATGCACATCAATCAGTGCGGTCGTCCGTGCCAAGTTGTCGCGAAACTCATCAGCAAGTAGATATAGGGTTGACGAGAGTAGCTCGTCACTAATGTTTAGACTATCAGTTTGTACCATTGACATGGTTTATTTCCTCAGGGGCTTAACGTTTGAGTCCCGCCGAGCGTAATCGCTTGGCTTCTTCGGGGTTTGCCTTGACCCAAGCATAAAGCTCGTGCGCCTTGGCTCCTTTCGGAGGACCCGACGTACCCTTCGCGTTGCCCTTGCCACGACCGATTTGACGGGCCGATGCGGCTCTGGCTTGACGATCCCGCTTACGAGTGCGATCTTCAGCAATAGCTCCGCGACGTGATCTTACCAATTCATATGCGTCTGGCGTACTGATCGAGTAACCCATCTTTTGGCGGTCGCGGATGACATCAGCCATCTCCTTCTGGAAAGCCTTATCCTTCATTTCAGGATGGCTTGCGACGAAATCAGTCAAGGCAGCCTTTTTAGACTCCCTCTGGGTGATCTCATGCACCGGGTTGATCAGTGATTGCAGCTTCTCAGCAGCGGCCCTCTCAATACGAGCCTCAAGCCCTTCCGGTGTATTAATATCTGGAAGGTTATCCTTGGGCTGGCTGAGAATAGACTTGAGTTGAGGGTTATCCAAAAGCTCAGAGAACGCCTTCTGGCGATTTACGAACTCTCGTTCTTGCGCCTTCAGTTGTTTACCTCGCTCTTGGTACTTTGCCTCAAGCTCTCGTGCTGCAAGCGAATCTTTTTGACGCTTGTTGTGGTAATCACGACGGAGATTGTGAATGACGCGCTTCGACAGTGGGTCGAGTTTGTCTAAGTGCTCCGGCTTAATTCCTTTATAGAATCCGTCCAGATCGAGAATTTCGTCTCGGGGTAGGTCGGATGTCAGCAGATCAAACTCCTTGGGCGGCTTCTCACTTGCCGCCTGGGCTCCATCTGTTGCGTCAACCTCGCCCCGAGTCCCAGAAGCACCAGCTACATCTGCTGTCGCACCTCGATCAGAACCGATACCGCCTTCACTTGCTGCGGAAAGACCTGTCGCTTCAGCCGGGGAAGCTTGAGTGGTCGTATCCTCAGAAGGTGAAGAAGTAGCGAATCCTGAGTCGTTAGGTGCTCCAGCGTCTGCGCTAGATACCGGGTTGCTCAGTTCGGTGTCAGCCATTTTTTCTCCTAAACAGGCTAAAGGGTGCCTGTCGGGTTTGATTATGCAATGCGCTTATTGGCTTTGCAAGGTTCAGTAATATATCAACTAAGATAAAGCTACATGTTGTCCATCAAGAGATCTGCCTCTTCATCATCCATTGGAAGCTCTTCTTCCCCACCAGGAGGCATTGGAGCGCCCCCTTCTCCTTCTGCCATGCCAGCAGGTTCCTGAAGAAGGTTGGCAAGCTCTTGATTCTTTGCCATCAGTTTTAATTTTGCAGTGGCAGACCGAACGGAAGAATCATCAACAAGTTCTGTTGCATCAAAGTTTTGACTAGCAAACTTGCCCTCTGCGTCAATCATGCGGACAGCTTCAGACAAAGCAGCCGCTGGGGCAAAGACCTCAGGAGGAAGTGGCGCGTCCCACTTGTCTCCCTTTCCAACCATTTCTGGGTTTGGTTGCCATTCGGGCAGGGGAAGGTCTTCTCCAGCAAGAAAATCGATAGTCTTGTCTAGTTCACTAGCGAAAGACTTAACAATTTTGATGGAGTAAGGTTTGGTGGGGGGTGGCGCAAACGCACCTACTTGGTCCATTTGTGCTTGACCCACTTCTTGACCAGCCTCTGAAACCATCTCTGGTGTTACTTCTCCACCAGGGGGCGGCATCTGGCCTGCACCGGGCGGCATGGGCATGTTGGGGTCGTAACCAGGATCGCCTGGGTATGGAAGCTGTTCGCCTGTTACGGGATCGACTGGCATTTGAGATCTCCTTTTAAATCAATCTGTTGGAAGCATATCAGGAACTTGGCCATCGTCACGCGCTTTTCGCCAATCTTTGTATGCTGGGTCGTTTTCAAGTCGGTCTACATAATCGTCATAGACCTCTGTTTCTTCATTAATCTTCTTATCGGCCTTGGCAAAGTGGTAGTCCATGTCCCAGTCTCCGTCAACTGGAGTCAGTCCGCGCTGCCTACAGATCTCGCGTCGATGGTTTTCGGACGTGAGAGTAACCCCAAGGCCACGATCATAATAAGGGAACCTGGCCCAATGCATATCAAGTTTTACTTTCCAAACACGAGAAGCCTTTCCACCACAAGAATCAAACTCACATTCGATTTCTTTAGGCGCTGTTCCAGTAAACCACTCCCAATTACTATGGCTACATGTGGCGCATTTGTATTGAACAAGACGTTCTTTCTTCAAAAACTCTTCAGCGGGTGTTCCAGAACCATAAACCGTGTGCCCGTTCTTACGTTTTGGTGGTGGCCGCCAATTCAGCTTTCTGTGTTTAGCGTTTGAGCCGCATTCCTCACACTCAATTTCTACCGGGCGTGACGCAATGCTAGTAAAGATCTCAGTCTCGTGCTCACATTTCTCACAATCAAAAGTGTAAATAGGCATCGTTACCCCACATTCCCTGCTTGACCAAGAAGTTCCTGTAAGAACTGAACCTGTTGTTCTAACGGATAGTTCATAGCTTCCTGAACAAGCTGAATAAGTTCTGGAGGCGCACCCATCTCCGTTAGCGCAGCAAAGATCGTCTCAAGCGCCTGCTCGGGCGGAAGCGCCATGATCTGCTGTGCCAGTTCAGGAGAAATAGGCAAGGCCGAGAGAGCGCCCCCTGGACCCGGTGGTGGTCCTGCGGCAGTTGAAGGAGCCATAGGAGCCGCCATAGCCTGGGAGGCTGGGGGTGGGGCTGGAGGCGGCCCTCCCGGCGGTGGTCCTCCCTGAACCGGCATTCCAGGTGGCGGTGCTGCACCTTCTGGCATCATACCGGGGGGCGGCCCACCTATAGGCATATTGTTTTCTTGAGGCGATGGGGGCTGTCCTTCCGCTGCCGCTTTCTCCTTGGCTTCTTTTTCCTCAGATTCAATCGCTGCCTCAAGCGCGTCTGGATGCATGTCCCCTGGCAAATCGAACTTCTCTACGAGCGCTACCATTTGTGCGCGAGCAAGTTTTGCACCGGGTCCACCCTTGGACACTATCTCCCAAAGCATTTGCAATGGTTCTAAAAGAGTAATCATTGCCTGACGTACTGCCGATTCTGAGAACGGGGTGCGTCTTGAATCAACTACCTCGACAGCGAAATCACCGTCGAGATCTTCAACTGTAATTTCGAGAATCTCCAAACCGTCTTTGATTCGTACAAGGTCAGGCTGAATAGACGCTTTGACCTCGACTCCAGCGACTGCGCCAACAACCTCTCCACCTTGCTCTTCAACCTCCTCTTCAACTTCCTCGATAAACTCTTCCGCATCCTCAACAACATCGTCTGCAACCTTCTCCATCTCATCCATGGCTTGTTGAGGCGCAAGCTCCTCGTCTTTTCCATTGAGGATCTGGTTTTGCTCTTCGATTCCGCCGCCCGCATCGGGTGCTTCCATGGCAGCAATAAGAGCGCGGTAAAACATACGGACAAGCTGTGCGATCCAGCCGTCCTTAATCATTGCGTGACGACCAAACTCGCTTTCGGTGTAGTCACGAAGGTTCATTACCTCCGTTGCTGTCGCCTGAGTCACCGAACCATAGGCGTTGGGGCTGGTTCCAGACGCACGTTGTAGGTCCGCATCAGCCAAAGCCTCGTAGTTATCGATGTTTTGGGAGATCGGATTGCTCCGAATGGGAACCATGATGTCATCTAATCTGCGGCCCTGGAGTCTTGTCTCCTCTACAGGGATCACAAGGCCGTCTACACCGGCTGTAATCTGTGACATTTGGTCTGCTGTGAGCACACCGTCAAGACAAACGTACTGTCGAGAGTCTCTACGGGCGGCATTCGCACGGAAACTTCTAAAAATATTGATCTCAGAGATCTGAGGATAGACGCGAGACGCCTGACTAACCCCTCTAAGGGGGTATTCAGGCTCTTCATTGAAGATCAGAGGCGCGATATGGGGTATTGGATCGCCATCTCTGGACGAAAAAGGCATGGGGCCGATCCAAACTGGGTCCTCATACTCCTTTCCTTGGTCCAAAAGGTAGACTTCCATGCGTCCACGCATCGCTCCATTGGGTCCTTGGAAGCTATCAACGAAGTTACAAAGCTCCAGAACCCGAACAAAGGCCGATTCGTCCCCCTGATTGCCCTTCTTTTTGCCTGTTTTCTGGCCTTTTCGGGAGTTTTTGCTCAATAAAGAGTTGGTTTCATCAAGAAAATCCTCTCTCGGAGAGCCACTTAAGTCGCTTAAACCGTACTGTTCTTCCACTTCTTCGACGGGACGATAGTACATATGACCAACAAATCGGGCATCTTCCTCGTCATACACGTCGGAGTCAAGCAAAAGCTCCCACCAGGGGATAACTCTGAACCAAACCCGGTCAACTGGGTCCACAGCGGTGTCATCTACGCCTAGTTTAACGCCTGCGCCAGGGTAAATCAGGGCCTGCCGGATGGCTTTAAGCACTCTCAGGTGGGTTCTGTTCTGTAAAAGCCACTTGTTTGCGACCAATTCAGCCTTTCTTGGGTCGCCACCAAGGGTCGGACCAGGCCCGACAACCACCCGAGATGCCTTTGGATACAAGGCTGAGACGTAACTTTCGATGATTCCGTAAAGACGATTGACCTCAATCTGAATCTGAGCGGGAGATTCCTGCACAGAATGGAAGCTTTGGGTTGCGTGTGCCTTCCAAAAGCGCGTCAAATAGGCTGCTTTGTAGACTTGCCAGTCCCTACGCTCGTCACGCATGCGCCCATCGTGAACATCTACCTGCTCACGGATAAACTTCGGGTCTAGAATATCGTTCTCAGCCATTACGAAATAGGCCTCTCAGCGTAAGGATTATGCCCAGGCATATTAGCGGCTAACATGTCAACGTCACTTCCCGCACCTTCGATTTGCAGAGCGTCTTCTTGACGACGGTTACGTTCCTCTTCCATCCTACGGTTACGTTTCTTTTCGCGCATAGACTTCATTACGCCGACTGCTGCTCCTACAGCGCCCGCCCCAAGGTTTGCTTTCTTTGCAAGGTCCGCTTGTTGCTCAGCGTCATATTCTTCTATTAGACCAGGAAGCTTTCCGCTTTTTTCGGTCACTGTTGCCGCTTGAGTTACAGCAGTTTGCATGCCAGGTATAAAAGCCATGCTTCCCCCTAAAGTCTTGAGAAGATAATGTCTTCATCCGACATAGTATCAAGGTTGGGTTTTTCCACAACTGGTTCTGGTTCTTGAACTTCTTCTTCTTCTATTTTTTTAGGCTCTACCCGAATCGGCTCGGGCGGTGCCTCCTCCTCCGTATATGGTCGGAAAAGAGCTTTCTCTGGCCGCCCAAATTTAGCCCTACCTTTTAAAGGATCTATTACATCATCAATATCGCGAAGGCGCATCGTCCTCATTTGAGAAGAAGTAAACTTTACTCTTCCGCGCTCTTCTTTTGGTTTGAAGATCTCCTTTGCCATAGCGAACTCAGGTGTCGTTATTGATTCAGAAATTCCCATACTGATCGACTCGGAAGGGCTGATACCTTTCCGGCTATACTCGTAGATCTTAGAGATGAGAAACGATTCGGACACTTACCGAATCCAGGGGGGGATCATGCCCGTTGCTGGATCAATACGGCTCAATGCGCGTTGAATCTCTTCTTCAGTTTTCCCAGCGTCTTGCAGTCCTTTGCGAATATGATTGCTATACGCCAGACGCTCTTCTGCATCGAGGGGCTGACCAGTTTGCGCTTTCATTCTTACCGAGTCCCCTATCTGTGCCGGGGTGCGAGGCGTTGGTGTCTGCTTAATCAAAATGGGATCGACCATCTGGGGTGTTGAATCAGGCCCAAAATATCCAAAGCCCTTGTCCCCATAATCACCCCGTTGTCCAGCCGTGCCCTGTTCGCCGCTGGTGTCCATACCCCGCAACCGCGTTGGTGACTCGTCCCAATCGCCCACCTGAGACCTGTCTCGCGTCATATACTCGTTGATTTGCGGATACGAAGAAACAGCACGAGGATCACCACCAGTATTCGCGGGAGGCACGACCCTAAGTGCCCTACCTTCTGGCGACTCACGCGTCATATTCCGGTTGAGGTGCGGATATGAAGAAACAGCACGAGGATCACCACCAGTATTCGCGGGGGGCGTAATGGGACCCCTTGAGGTGAACGGGCCAATGGGGCCAAATTTCGCGAGGTCGAGGTCTGGCCGGTGCAGGTGCCGCTGGTCAGCGAACACATGCACCATCGGCTCTACCCCTGGGTTTTGGCGGTTCCACTGATCTACTCTTGCATTGTATGCACCATAGTCACCTCGATCAAGAGCAGCTTCTGTCCCTTGCTCCCAAGTACTTTGAACATAAGGATGGGCTTCTGGAGACATAGGGTGGACGCCCTGTTGGCTCGGCAAAAGAAATGGATTTGGTTGTTGTGGAAAAGGGCTTGGTTGTAAAACGTGTTTTTTGATTTCAGCCATGGGTTCTCCTAAAAGAGGTATCGGGGTAAGACAACAGTATCACACTCTTATGTGGTAATCCTTTCGCTTATGGCAATCTACTGAGAATTAAGTCCTCGTCATCCTCAGGTAACACTTCAACCACAGCGGGTGCTGGCACTGGGCGCTTTCTTCTGGAAGGCGGCAAAAAAGATTTAAATGGATCGGGCCTGGGCTCTTCCTCAGGAGGCACAGCAATCATTCGATCTTCTCCTTCTTCAATTTTGGCGACCGCTTCATCACGCTTGCGGGCCAATTCATCACGGTTTCGTTGACCAATCTCCTGTGGTCCCGCGATCAATAGGAGCATCTCCTTCATGAGAGCGTCCACGCGCTCTTCTTCTGGATCAACTTTGCGGCCCATAGTGTCATATGGCTGGCGAAGAGCCTCTAAATACCCTAGCTCTTCTTTACTATATCCACCAGGAGGTGCTGGGGTCTTGACAGGGTCTGCCATATCGGCTCCTATTTTTTATCTTGTGACCAGTAAGGGGTCCCCAAAAGAAAGCCGCCTGGAAGACCAGGGAATGAAGCTCTCTTTCTGGTATCCCAGGTTGATGCATGACTTACATTGACCGGATCAAGCCCGGTTCCAGCTTGTTGACTACGGGACTGCAAGTGCAGTTTTCCTTGGAAATTTGGATCGTTAGGGTCGGATTGCCAAGCAGCCATTTGGGTCTGCGCGTTATTCCCACCCTGAAGGCCCACCTGACTACGGTCTTGGGTCGTGGTTCTATTTATGTTCCAACCTCCACCGCTTTGGTCGTAGGCTTCTCCCATTCTGTGCCTTAGAAGTTCTTCGTCAGACATTTCAGTAAGCATTTGCTCGTAGGGCTTCCTAATAGGATCTGCCATATCGGCTCCTTCAGTTACAAAAGAAACTATCACATACCGAACGGATGTGGGATAGCCTTTCTCTTCCTCTTGAATGGGAACGCTCGACCCATCAGAGGCTCAGGAAGGGTCTTCATGTTCCACGCAGCCAAGGCCAAAGCATCAGATAAGTCGTCATGATATCCATCTCGACCCTCTACTTTCCCGTCTTCTTCACGCACATGCATCAACTCTTGCACTGTCGGAAGGTCAACAAGCGTCAAAGAATCACCGTCAACTAAGTATCGCAAGTGAGAATACACCTGGGCCTTTCTTCCAAGACCATTTCTTCCACCTGTCATCTTGAAATGATCACCGTTCGCCGGGTTGTACCACAGCGGAACACCCATCTCACGCAATCTGTGGATCACAACAGGACCACCACCACCTGTGTTCCACTCGCAAAGCACTCGCGCACCATTGTAACGGAACGCCAACTCGGCCACACGAATAGCAAAATCCTCAGGAGACCTCTTGTTCGTAGTAAAAACAGCTACTTGCTCGCCATCTCGGCTCAAAACCTGCGCCACTGAGTAGTCATTGCCAGTTCCCCAACTGGGATCAACACCTAAACCATAAGCCATTCCTGCCTCAGGCTGCTTGTATATACGCAACTCCTTCGACATGTCAGGAGGACGTAACGTTGCAATCACCTCGTTAAGATACATCTGGTCAAACCATGACCCAACGACCTCCATGAAACCCTCTTCAACCGTCAAAGGGTACTCTCGACGGAACCGCGCTTCACCAATACCGTCAGCACCATTAATCTTCTGGTGTCGCCAATACAGTTGATCAATATTAAGGTCAAAGAGGTTCTTCAGATCCCACTCTTCCTGAGTCGGCTCCCACTTCGGGGGCGCAGATAAACGATAAGCACGGTGATCAGACCAACGGAAAAACCGAAACACCGCACTCGGATCACGCTGAGCATCCAAAACCTTGCGGTGAAATAAGTTGCCAGGGCCGTTCGGAGTACTCGTTACAAAGATCTGCTTGTGTGGACCATCGTGCAAAGTAGATGTGATGGACGCCCAAACAGCTTCATCATTAGGCCAATAAGCAACTTCATCAGCATGTAGACGCTGGAAGGTGTAAGAACGACCGTGACCACGACCACCAGCAGTCAGACAACGAAACCCAACTCCTGTATCCGAGAACTCCATCTCCTTACGGTTGGATCGGGCCAAAGGACGCTGCAAAACAGTAGGCAGACTGTCGTGGAAGTACTTCAACTTCTTAAAGATTGAATCCGTTGCATCACTATCGTTCGCTACAATCAATGTACGAACAGGATCAAGACACCAATACCCATAAGTAAAGTTCCAAGCACAACCTACTGTCGTGTCTCCAATCTGACGGGGCTTGCAGTGGACAATCGATTTCGAACCTACAAGGAAATCAGACAATGCAATGCGCTGCTCCTCGTAAGGCTTGTCAAAGAAACGCTCTATTCCTTTCTCGTCAATGATCTTCAGACGACTAATGAACTCAACAGGGTCCTTGCCTAAATTCATCAATCGCTGAACTACAGCATCAGATACGCCGGTCACTTACCACCACGCCAAGCAATCGCGCCAGTGTTTACCTGCAACCACTCAACAACAGCAGTCTTGCGATCTCCTTCGTCCTTAGCGCCAACCTTGCCTGTGATCTTTGAGTACAGATCCAATGCCTTGGGATCACCGTCACGCATCATCTCTCTCAGAGCGTCCCAAAACAATACGTCCAAACCATCAATGTCTTCCTTAGACATCTCGCGAGGAAGAGGAAACCCATCGTAGAACCAGGAAACAAAGCCCGATTGCTTCGACCACTCACGCCATTCCTTCATACTTACCTGCGGACCAGCGAACACATCACTACTACGAGAACCACGGAGCCAGTCTCGAACATAGCCAAGCCCTTTTTCGTCCATGTCAATGGCCATCTCTTGGAAAGCCGTTTGCCTTTCTGTTGCTTCAAAACTCAACGCCTCCTTTTCAAAGAGACTCAATCCAGTGTTCTGAACAACAGGTAACTGAGTCGCTTCTTCCGCTTCATTACGCATTAACGACATCAACGGATCGGTTAAGGTCGTCGGCTCTTTTGGAGTGTCCATATTCTCAAACTACCGCGAATGTCTCGATTTGTCACTGGTCGGGCTCAAATCTTGCGCTCCAAGCCGAAGCCGATACTCTGGCTTGGTCACAAAGGAGACAACATGGTCAACAAAGTAATGCTCATCGGAAATCTTGGTGCAGATCCAGAAATGATTGAAACCAAATCAGGCAGCAACGTCTGTAAACTACGCCTTGCAACTACAGATAGGCGGAAAGATAAAGACACTGGCGACTGGGCCGATCACACAGAATGGCATAACGTCGTGTGTTTCGGAAAGACCGCGAACAATGTCGGCAAGTATTGTCACAAGGGAAAACAAATCTACGTCGAAGGAAGAATGCAAACGCGCAAGTGGCAAGACAAGGAAGGAAACAATCGGTACAGCACAGAGGTGATTGGTGACAGTATCCGATTCCTCAAAGGCGGATCGGAACAACAGCAGCCTCGTCGCACAAGCTCGCGCCCACAGCAGGGAAGCTTTCAAGACGATCAAGACCTTCTCTACTAAACAACTTGTCAACAATCTATAGACAGGACATTATCAGCTTGATGGAAAACCAAAACTTCAAGCCACCAGATCGCTACTTCTTCCAAATCGTTGCTGTCGGATACGGTGACGATGAGGATGAAGCCTTAGCATACGTCTTTAATAAGATCGCCAAGGGTGAAGAACAAGACGTCCTTGAACCAGAAGTCATATGGGAGAAGGACGACGACGATGACAATCCAGAGGCATTTATCTGGACTTCTGAAGTCGGACACGATTGAGGTAAACATGAAAGTAAGAGACGGAGAAGCGCTGCTCGACTGCGGGTGGACGATGAGGATGAAGGAAGGACACTACTACTTCTATGATGAAGAAGGCGTGTTCGTTGCAAAGGGGCAAACCATTGCTGAGGCTATCATCTCTGTTGAGATAAGCATGAAGCTTAGGTTTATGGCGTGCTCTCAGAGCGTTGTTGAGAGCGCTCTGCCGGAAGGCGGCATTGAAGCGTGAGGCTTAGACGGTACACCCACATGGCATGCACAACAGTAGACTCAGATGATGAGGTCACCGACGATCTCATCACTGAGCTACGCAGCAAAGCTCTTAAATCAGTGAAACACCAGACAAAAGTCTTCAAATCAGTCAGTGGAAGGGTGATTGTGGAGGTAAGAGTCTTAGAGGCACGCCATGAAGAGGAAAGCACTTGGGTTTAACTTCATTGCAAGCCGCGTTAGGTCGGACAGACCGGCTGTTGACTGGGTAAGTGCCGACCATTACGGCAAAAACCAGGAACTAATAGACGATTTAGAGGCAAAAGCGCCCGGAATCCTGTGGGCATTGGGTGTTTGGCCGGATTTAGCGGTCGCAAAGCGCTGTAATGTACCTATCTCGGACGTAACAAGGGCCAGAAGGGTCATTGGTGTGCCATCTATGACCGTTGAGCGCAACAAAGAGGTGGAAAGACGCATAGGACCACTGTGTGAGGTCCTTTTGAGGGACGGATACGAGTACGAATCGTTCCGAATGCGGCGTTGGGCGGCAGGACTGTTCCATTTGGGGAAGGATCGGACCCGAAAGTTCGGTAGACCAGGCGAAGCATGGTGGACAAACGCATCATGTAGGACCAAGTACCTGCGAGAGATGTCACCAATAGGCGCAAAGAACTGCTTTACCTGCCGATTTTGGAGAGGGGCACGAAACGACCGTGTTCGTCTTGCACCATATTGCATGGCACCGAAGGGGATTCACCGTCTGATAGGACGGAAATGGTTACACCAACGCAACGGGGACATGAATCAAACACCACGCGCTTCTGCTGTGAACTGTCCAGGCTGGAGAGAGCCAATACCTGGCAGAACTCGTGCTTTGACTCAGCATATACACAGCGACACATCTGGATGGTGGGAAGCGTGGCGATCTCCTTTACATATTGCACCATGGCCTTTGCATCCGATTCGTGGCTGGAAAACTGTTCACACCGATGAGTGGCTTGAACTAATGGATATGATGAGGAATAACCTGTAATATCGCTGCTTTATCGATGTATATCACCTTTTTGGTTATCCCCCCCCGCAATGTTTTTTTCATTTTCATTTTGGTTCTCCCCCCCCCCATGCGTGATATTTTGCCGCGAATTTGTGCCCGACCCGGCTTTTTTTCGGGGCGCGTGGCGCGTGGCGTGGCGTGGCGCGTGTCAGGTTGGCACGTCACCCCCGATACCCGTGCGACCCGTGCGACCCGTGCGACGGGCAAGACCGAACGCGCGACCGATGGCGCGAACCGCGCGACCGATGGCGCGGACCGTGCGACCGATGACACCGAACGCGCGAACCGCGCGAACCGCCGAAACCCGTGCGACCGAAACGGAAGCGGAAACGGGAGCAACCGAAACCGAAACAGGAGCGGAAACAGGAGCGGAAACAGGAACCGAAACAGGAACCGAAACCGA